GGTGGTGAACCCGAGCTTCCTGCTGGAACGCCAGGGGGTAAGAGGGTTCAAGTGGGATGGGGAAGGCTTCACCAGGGATGCCTTCCTGGAAGCGTATGAGAATGGTCTCCGGGGGAGGATGAAGTACCAGGCTAACATGTCGGTAGATGATATGATGATGGTGCAGCTTTCTTCTTTGGCTAGGGAGGACACCGCCGTCTACCGGCAAGTAACCGCTCGATTGAACGACTATGCTGGAGTCCAGACCACATGGGGCAGAACCCAGAACCAGATGGCGGATCAGCTCTTAGCCCCGATGCTAGGAAACAACTCTGCCACGAAGATTGTTCAGGCGACGAATACTGCCTTGTTCAATTTGCAACTCGGATCGCTAAAGCTGGCATACCCTGTGGTGAATGCTCTGCAGTTTATCCAGACTGTGTTGCCAGAAGCAGCATATGTTTTGACAGCCGCTCCGGAACGTCTTGCTGGGAGATATTCATATTTCGCTGCTGGTGGCAGCAGGGGCCCGGTCGGTGGGATGGGAGTGCTAGACCCGGTCAAGATGATGGGGCACAGTTTCAAAGAGATGTGGAGCCCCTCCCCGCAGTTAACTGCAGCCTACAATCGGGCGGCTAGAGAGAGAGTGGTTGATCCGAGAATTGTGGAGGATTATATTGGAGCAAGTGCGGTTAAGTTAAGCGATATGAGGAAGGCCCTGAGCTCCGGGGAGGGCTTCGTTGGTTGGCTGCGAGCACTGAGCGAGTTCCTCCCTGCGCAGAGCGAGCGCCTCTCTCGCTCCCATGCATTCACCACTGGCTTTATCACCGCCAGGGATTTCCTCACCAAGGCAGGAAAACCGCTCGATGAAGATCAGATTTACAGCTTTGCTAAACAGTTTACTGAAAACACCATGTACCTGTATTCCGCTGCTGATAAGCCTCGAATGTTCACTACCCCTGCAGGGAGTGCCATGGGGCTCTTCAAGAATTGGATGTTCCATTTCATCGCGCAGATGGGAGAATATACCGCCGAGGGCTTTACTCGGAATAACTGGGCGCCGCTGCTCTGGCAGACCACGGGGACATTTGCCCTGGGAGGCATATCGGCCACTCCATTATATTGGGCAGCCGATGGAATGAGCAAGATGTGGAACCAGAAAGGGCTGATGCAGAATGCCTACGACTGGTATGGGCAGGCCCCGATGGGAGCGGGAAGTGTGGCGGATGGCTTCATGATGGGACTGCCAGCGGCGATTACCGGAGTGAGCTTGTACTCCCAGGTCAACTCGCCGGTGGCTAACCCAGTCAGAGATGCTTCTACTCTCTTCAACGTGGTGGCCTGGGACCGGATGAAGTACATGGGGAAGGCGGTAGGCGCAGCGATGGATCACTGGCAGGCGACGGGCGAGCACCCAGGCCGGGACCGGGATGTGAGGGACCTGTTGGCTAGGGCCCTGGCACCTACCACGATCTACCGCTTGTTCCAGACCATGCCGATCGGCGGCGGGGAGGTGAAGAGCCTTTCCACCGGGTATCCCCTCTCCAAGGATATTCCTGCTGCCTATCAGATGCTCTTCGCCTTTGGCTTCAACCCGGCCCAGCTGGATAAAGAGATGGCTGTGAGCCAGGAGCTCTACTCCAAGAAGGAGAAGATGAAGGCGCAAGTGGCGAAGCTGGGAGATGCCTGGGCGGATGCCCAAGCCAAGGGGAATGCAGAGCAGTTCTCTGCCATCATGCGCCAGGCTACGGTCTGGGGAGTGGATGTCTCCAGCGTCATTCGGAGCGGCATGAACCGCCAGACTAAAGAACGGCAGGTAGCTGGGGAGCGAGGCTATCGTCCGGCAGACGTGGCGCAATTCGCCTCCGTCCTAGCGAGGTAATCATGACTACCACAGAAGCCTTGGTTTTGGCTAACGTTTCGGTAGCCTTCATGGCTGTGTTGGCTACCTTATGGAATGGCAGAAAAATCAAGGAGGTCCATCATCTCACCAACAGCAGAATGACCGAGCTGCTGGAAGCGGTGAAGAAATCCTCCTTCTCGGCTGGGGGTGATGCCGAGAGGGAGAAGCACGTAAACTCACCCGGATCAGATGCCGGGCAAACAACCCGGACAGTGGGAGAATAAGATGCCTACTTGGCCTAAGCAAGCGCGAATGAATTCCTTCTACGGGAACCCGGATGCTGATCGGAACGGCCAGCCAGACCCGAAGTGGGTGAAGGAGAACCTGGTGAAGCTGGTGCCACCGTATCAGCTCTACTACCCGAAGGAGATTCTTCGGGATGGAAAGAAGGTCATGGTGCCCAGGGCCACGAAGTGGCAGGCCCTGACTGTTCATAAGAAATGCGCGGAAAGCTTGCACCTTTGCCTGCAGGGGATCAAGGAAGCCTTTACCGTGGATGAGATCCAGGAGTTCGAGCTGGACATCTGCGGCGGGACCTGGGTGTTTCGCCTCATGCGGAGCGGCCGCTCTCTCAGCATCCACTCCTGGGGTGCAGCGATCGACCTCTCCCATCTGATCAATTTCTACGGCAGGCCCTACGATGAGAAGAAGGGCATGATGCCGCAGAAGGCTGTCGGGATTTTCCGGGCCCAAGGCTGGACCTGGGGAGGCCGATGGAAAACCGGAGATGCTATGCATTTCCAAGCTGCCAATCTTTAGAAAGGAGTCCCTCGTGACACTACCAAACACAGTACAAGTCAGCAGCTTCATTCGTTCGGGGCTGCTGTACATCGCTGGCATGCTCACGCTCTTCGGCATGACTAAGGGCGCCAGCTGGGCCAGTGCGCTGGCGAATATGGAGACGGTGATCGGCATCGCCTCTGCGCTGATAACGCTGGGCTTCGGCCAGTGGGCCAGAAGAGACCAGGCCCTGGTGAACCAGGCAGTGGCTACGCCAGGGGTGAAGACCATCATTGCTACGCCAGAGGTAGCGAGAGCCGCGCCTAGCCCGGATGTGAAGAGCTCCTCCGAGGTGAAGGTGGTGGACAGCAGCACTCCAGGTCGGCCGGTTGCATGATCTGGGGAAAGATAATCCTCTTGCTTCTCCAGATGGCTCACTCCTTGCTGGAGTTGGCCGAGAAGAACAAGTGGATTTCGGAAGGGGAGCAGCGAGCTATCGCTGCTTCCTCTCTAGAGGTGGCGAGGAAGGTCAGCATCGGGAAGAAAATCCTGGAGGAAGTCAGTGGTCTATCTGATCAGCAAGTGGATGACGCTCTTCGGGCTCTTGAGCCTGACAGCGTGCCAACAAAGCTGGAACCAAAAGTTTGAACCAACGGCAGACTCCTACTGCCAGGTCTACGTTCCCATCATCCAGCAGCCGGGTGATGGGGCTATCCAGGCAACACCTGGGGTGAAGAGAAGAATCTTAACAAATGAGAAAACTCATCGGGAAGCTTGCAAATGATCGGTCCAGTAAGCTGGGAACAAGTCATCTTCCTTTCTTCTGTCTTTGCAGGGGCAATTGGGATAACTGCCAGGGTGATCTGGAACTTCCTGGAGAAGAACCACAAAGCCCGACTTGATCAGATCAAAGAGTCGCAGCTTGAGCGACATGAGATGCGCTCCCATTATGACCAGAAATACGCCAGCTTACTGGATAAGATTGAGATGCTGGAAGAGAAGCTGGTGGTTAGGATCACCAGCTTGGAACTGGTATCTTCTGGCCAGGCGATTTTGATGAAGCAGCTGGAGATTTTCCAGGAAGATGTGAAGAAAGCTTTTAACGGGCTTCGGCAGGAGAGAAGGGATGATATGCAAGCCCTTCATTCCAGGCTGAACCGGCTAGGAATGCAGGCGGAAAGGATTGCCTCTAATTCTCCAGGGTCCCACTCGCACGAGGAACCGGCTTCCAGTCATCTGGATATGTCCCGTTCTCAATTAGACCCGACTTAGCTGCGACCTGGATAATCCGGTCGATTTTGTCAGAGGTCACACGAGCGGAGAGGAACGCCACCAGGCGGGAATTGTGGATGGGCTTCTTCCCCTTGGAGTAAGCCTCCCACACGTACTGGTAGAGCTCTCTCAGGATCACCATGTCGGACTTGCCAACCATGGCTCGGAAGACATCAGGCATGGTGACTTCGGCCTCGATCAGCCAGGCTAGAGCCCGGTTGAAGTCCTCCAACTCGATGGCTAGGGGATGCCCGGCGGAGGCGGCGGAAATCATGGCCAGCTTCCCGACATGGATCAGGCGGCGAGTGTTGTAGGCCTCGAGCCGTGGGTGCTCTGGACAGGGCGGCATCCCTGCGTCAACCCAGGTCTGGTAGGCAAGCTGGGCGGTGGAACTCCACTCAGCCTTGCCCATCTCCCCCAAGAGGGAGACCCCCTTGGCAACCAGGCCGGCTAGGAGTTTCGGGTCTGCTACCTTGCGGTCCTCTCCATTGGAGAAGAGCTTCGGCCGACGGGCCATCTCGCCGGAGTAGACCATGATAACCCGAGTCATGAAGCCCATACCCCAGGCTTCGTCTGGGAGGAGGGAGGAGAGGTAAGCAGGCTGAGTTCCGGCGATCATGTTCAGCTGGGGGTTGGAGATGTCAATCGGGTTGTTCTTGAACATGCGTTTCTCTTCCCGGAAGTAAGGCCCGCAATCGTAGAGCTCATTCAGGTGGTTCAAGAAATCCAGATCGTATGAGGGGACTAGGGTGCCGAACTCCCAGGAAGCAACCTGGAGGGAGTGGTAGTCCAAGGGGATACCGTTCTTGATAATGATCCGCTGGGCCTTGGCTACAGCATCGACCAGGGAAGCCCTGCTCACGCTGTTCGCTGCCACGTGGAGCTGCTTGGTTCCCATCCAGACCTTAGAGGTGCGCAGGATCGCCTGGGTCTTGCCTACCCCAGGGTTGGAGACTAGCAGGGCATAGAGGTTCGCATAGAGCTGAGACCCCATGATCTCGCTCCAGACCCTTCGTTCCAGCAGTCCTGCTACCGAGACTATCCCAGCCCAGAGACGGAAGATTTCCGGGGAGTTAATCCCGTCAGTGTAGTCAAGAAACTGCTCTATCCAATCCGACGACTCTTCGCCGGGAGTCATTCTGTCCTGATTTCCACTTGACAAGTCCATTAGGGTTGCCGTCTGGCCAGAGGCGTTTCTCGAGGGGGCGATCGAGCTGGTTCTCACCCCAATTCCAGCCGATCTTGGCCTCGGAGGGAATGGTAAGGGTCCGGCCTCGGAGGGTGAGGGGGATGCGAGTTAGCTCGATGCAGGAGGATAGAATATCGGCTTCATAGCGAGGATCGTCTGGATACTGAAACACCACAGCGTCGTGGATTTGAGCCAGGAGTTCGATCCTGGGCTCATACTTCCAGAGCCGCCAGAGGGCGTAGTTGAGAAGGTCTCCGACGGTGGACTGCGGAGCGTAGGCTATCGCCTTTCGGAGAGTAGCATCATCATCAGGACGACCAAAGAAAATACGCCTACGACCAAGAGGAGTTGTAATTTCTTGATGGAGTCCAAGAGTTCTAGCAGTGAGGACATGCCATCGCCTGATACCAGAGAAAGGAGTGAAGTAAGCATCTTGAAACTCCTGCATTACCGGGGTGGTGACCTTCAGATGCTTAGCCATAGTAGGAGGAGTACCGTAGTAATTAGTCCCATGACCCCCACGCTTAGCCATATCGCGATAAGTAAAATGTCGATAGAAAATCTGCTCAGCGATCTCCCTATCCTTCTTAATCTCCCCGGTCCATGGGAGCTTTGGCCAGACAAGCCGGGCAACGTAGGTGTGAAGATCGCCTGACTCGCAGGCGTCCAAGTAAGTGGCATCGCCAAGGAGCCACCAGACAAGGAGACCGACCACTCTGCTTTCTGCCTGCTCCAGGTCAAGGTAGCAGAGTTTATACCCCTTATCAGCAATGAACATTCTTCGCAGCTTCGGGGTGATATTCTGAAGATTGGTTCCCCCTCCGGTCGAGTTAGAAGAAGAGGACCATCTTCCTGTATTGGTACCGGCGATATTATAAGAGGTTCGCATCCGACCGTCTTGGTCGATTTCAGTTTCCAACACTGAAAGGAGCTTTGTAGCGTCACGGGCTGCCAAGATGGAGAGGATTTGTGGTCGGGCATAGAGGTAGTCCTCGAGTTTTTCCAGCGCTTCCCGGTTAGTGGTGACTTTCCGCTCTCCCTTATCAAAGCGGAACTGTTCCGGCAGGCCGAGGTGGGAGTAGAAGTAATTCTTGAGTTGGAGAGGGGAGCGTGGGTTGATGGGCTTACCCCAGGTGGCAAAGCCGTAACGGTTCAGGATGGCTTCTACCCTTTCCTTCTGGAGCCGGGTGGCCTTGGTGCCAACCTGCCGCTCGTAGGGGTCGATGAGCCAGCCGCGAAGCATCATGTCCAGAGCCGGCGCTTGCATGCCTCGCTCGAAGGAGTAGATGTTTTCCCAGCTGGGATCATTCTCCTTCCGCATGGCTTCGGAGAGGACTTCGAATATCTCGAAGGTGAGGCAGGCGTCTAGGCCGTTGTAGACCTGGTGAAGGTCATGGCCTATGAGGTCGCCAGGCTTGAGGTCTCCGGTCTGAATCTTCACGATTGCTCACCCTTGAGAAGCTGGCGAAGTAAATCTCTGAGAGAGAGCTTCCATATGGAGATGGAAGGATGCCACTTCCACTTCCCTAGTTCGTCGATAGCGTCGCTGATAATATGTACACGCTTGCCAGCAGCAAGAGCAGCACCAACTTCGATAAAAGAGCCTTCATGGCGTTCGCCTTGGAGATGGAAGAGGATGAGGACGTCAGCCTCTAGCACGTCGGCTATGTTCTGTTCCCAGGCATCTCGAAAGACCAGGGGGCTCTTGTCGCTTTCCAGGTTCAAAGCGATGAGGTCTGGCCAATGGGCGGTGAAGAAGATGGAGGGGAACTCCCGGCGAAGATCTCGCCACATCTGAGCGTGAATGATTTTGGAAGCGGTGTAGATTTTCATAGCTCATGCTCACAGAGTACATGTCCACAGATAGAGCAGTAGCCAAGCTGGGCTACTTGCGATGGAGTTTCTTCTTTGAAATCTCTTCCATGACGTCTGGCTGCACGAGCCTCGAAAAGGAAGAGAGCATTCTCTAGAGAAGAGAGGATTAATTTATTCTCCACACAAGGAACCTGATTTTCTAAATACTTAACCCTATCAATCAGCACTCTAAGAAGTTCCTGACAATTAGTCCCAGGATAAGCCTCTTCGTTTCCTGGAAATTTAGGGCCTACTCGTTTCATGAACTGGATATACTGCTCACAGGCACCATCGAAAGAGAGAATGGAATAACGATGCCCTGGATCAAGAATTCTCATTCGTCATCTCCTTTCAGGTCATCGGAGCTTCGCTGGCGAAGCAGCTTCCAGCTGGCTTCATTCGTGTAGGCGGAACCGAGGAAGCCGAGGCCCTTGAGAAGCTCAGGATACATCGCGTGGTGCTGAAGCATGGTGTCCTCAGCGCAGTTCTCTATATGCAGGCCCATACGGCGGAGGTACTGGAGATCGTACAGGCCATTCTGGAAGATCTTCCGGGAAGGGGAGGCGAGAAGAGCTTGGACCTGCAGCCATGCCCAGGCTTCATGAGCTGGGTCCTCCCAGTAGTTCGGGGGCTTCTTCCGCAGGTCCACGAATGGAATGACTAGAGCATCATCTCTAGCTATGGCAAAGCCAATACAGGTGATTTGGCGGTTGCGGGTCTCAATATCAACCGCCATCAGCTTGGCGAGAAGAGCCCTCTCTACGAATTCTCTGATTTCCGTAAGGGAAGGGTTGATGATAACGCTTCTTCTCGGGCGTCTGATTTCTGGGAAGTCTGCTTCTCTTCTTCCCTTGATGAGGTCTGCGAGGACGATTGGTCTGACGTCCCACTGTCTGAGGACATGGGAGGGGTGATAGGTTGGGAGGACTTTAATCCCATGTGGTCCTGCTTGAACTGTTCCCCTGATTTTGCTAATTCCAGTCTGTCCGAAGACAGCCCAGCATGCGGTATTACCAAGGGCGAAGATGAGATTGGGACTGACGCTAGCAATCTCGGATCGAAGGCGGTCAAGCTCTGGGAGGAGACTAGGGTGGAGATACTTACCCGATGACAGTGTGGGCAGAGAGTAGCCGCTTGGAAGGTCTTTTTTCGTGACACAGAAGGCCTCCAGTTTGTTAGCGGGGGGACGTGTCCAGAGGACGTTGGTGAGGTAGAGGTCGCTACGCGAGAAGCCAGCTTCGCCGAGCAGGCGATCGAACTCCTGCCCAGCGGAGCCGATGAAAGGTATCCCGGTTAGCTCTTCCTGCTCGCCGGGAGCTTCCCCGATCGCCATGACCCTGGCCTTCGGGGGACCGATGGCTTTGCAGCAAGGGTTTAGGAAAGAGACTTCATCCATGATTGGAAGACCCCGACGATGTGAGCTTGGAAGTCGGCCTCTGTTCCATCGTTCTGGATGTCCAGTTGGAGGAGGTTGGGCCGAGGGTCGAACTCTAGGTAGGATCGGGAGTCTTTGGAGAAGTCTGTCCCTGGCCGATGGATGCGGATGAGGAGGATGTCCCAACCTCTCCGGAGAAGGACCTCGGTCTCGGACTTAAAGCCAGAGTCTGGGATGATAAGGGCCTGGTCCTCCTTGAGGCCGACGGTGCGGCGCAACCAGCGCTCGGCGAGGAGTTGGCCGAAGATGGCTTGGCCGTAGAGAGGCTTCATGAACCTCTCAGAGAAGTCAATCTGCCACTGGCGATAGGAGATACCGAGGGAAGGGATGATCTCTTCCTTCCTCGCTTCCCAAACCTCCACCACTCCGAATGTGGAGATATTCAGCCCCATCATGCCAGCGAAGGCTCGCTTGTTCGGCATGGAGAAGCGCTCCAGGGAGAGGTGGAGTTCATGCTCCAAGCCCAGCCGCTGGTAGGTCAGTCTTTCGAATAACCCTATCGCAGCGGTGTCCTTGCCGCAGGAAGGAGGGCCGTTGAATAGGACAACTCTACGTTTCATGTTTCACTCCTTGCTTTCTTGATAAGCTGCCTGACCAGGAAGGACATGGAACGTTCCTCGGCCAAGGCTTTTTGGTAGAGCCACTCCCGCTCATCTACCGTGAGGCGGATGCTAAGCTCTACCGTCCCGGCACGGCCTCGAGATTTGGCAGTAGCGGGAGCTCGGGTAGGGACCCCGTAGAGGCGGAGGGTCACTTCGCAGCGCTCCTCTTCAAGCGGAACTTCCTCAGAGCGATCCTGGCCCCTTCTACATAGCCTGGGTTCCGCTCCAGGCCTAGGACGTAGGAGGCTCCGAGACTTTCTGCTGCTCGAAGCGCAGTTCCACTTCCGCAAGTAGGATCGAGCAGGCGTGTATCTTCATCAACAAGCATCTGGAAGTAGTGCCGCAGCATGGGCTCGGGCTTTTCGCTCTGATGAATTTCCTTGCTTGTTGGGGCTCCATACGCATTGGACACACTCTTAACAACCAGCCTGTCGCCCCGGCTGGCCATGAGAGCCGTTTCATAAACTCTCCTTCCGCCTCGCTTAGGATCGGGAAGGATACCCCGGTTGTCGGTCTTGTGCCAGATGTAGGGGACTGGGCAGAAGTCGAGGGAAGGGGCGTGGAGCTGGAAGAATTGGAGGACTTCATTCTGTCGCCGAAGGTCTGAGGATGTCCAGAAGAAAAGATGAGCGAAGGGGCTCATCAGGCGGTCGAGGTTCTCGGCCAAGCAGCGACAGAGCTCCCAAAAGACTTCATCCGAGTCGTCGTACTGCTCGTCCCAGTTGGCTGACTTGGCCTGGTCTGACTTGTCGATGCCTATCCCATAGGGGAAGTCACAGTGGATCAGGTTGAAGGGCTGGCCAGAGTAAGCAGGAGCCCACTCCAGGAAGGAGGAGTAAAGAATGGAGGTCTCCTCGTGGGTTAGGCGAGGCTGGGCTATCCTGGCTTCTGTAGCGGTGACCTGTCCGGGAGACTTAACTCCGTGAGCAGGGGAAGGTTTCACCGGCACGGATGCCAGCAGGTCATTCATGGTGTCGTCTTGCTTTCGCTCTTGCTTCCGGGCGAGGATATTATAGGCGGCTCTGATGCCACCTGCTTCCACAATCGAAGCATCTCCTGCTCTAAGAGCGTCTGCAACCGCGATTGCAGTTGAGACGTAGCCAGAGCTAAGTCCGATAGACTCGGCTGTGGACTCTTGGGTCCAGCCAGCGTCCAGTTCAAGGTGAGTGTGATGGATGTCCCAGATGGCTGATGCTCGGTCTTTCCATGGAAGGTCCAGCCTCTTTGCGTTTTCCTCGAACTCAAGGAGCTTTCGCTCGATTGGAGCCAGATCGGATGCAAAGCGAGCTGGAATGTCTGGGAGGCCAGCAGCTCTGGAGTGAGCCACTCGGCGTTCTCCCGCAATGAGGAGGAAGCCATCGGAAGTTTTCTCCACGATGATGGGCTGGATGACCCCGCGAACCTTGATGGTTCGGAGGAATTCTTCATCGACCTCCACCTCTCGGCGCTGGCGTGAGTCACGCTCGATGATGATGGAGTCGAGGGGGATGCGTTGGTACTTGTTAGTCAGGGCCAAGGTGGCCTCCCGTGCTTGGCTGAGGAAAGGTGCCTCCCTGGGCGGAGTGTGAAACACCCAGGGAGGCGAGCAGCGGCTATACCCCTGCGACTAGGGCGTCCGCTGCTTAGGCCGGCTGGCCCTTGATCTCCGCGATCTCGTTGCGGAGGTTCTGGCCATCTTCAGTCGGGCGCTGCACGATGGAGAGTACCACCGGCATGCCCTTCATCTCCGGGATGGTCTCCTCGAAAGAGCGACCAGCGGTGGACATACCGGCCTGCTCCTGGAACTCCTTCAGACGGAAGAGCGCATTCTCCGTCAGGATGAAGTTGTGGATGAAGTACTTCTTGGACATGTCGATGGGAGTTCCATCGGCCGGGTCCTTGAGGTCCGCCTGGTCCACATCCTCGCCGGGGGAAAGGCCCTTGATGGTGACTGCCAGCATCGGGGTCTTGGCCCCGGTCTCCTTGTTCACGTTCTTCGACTCGGTGAACTTGTACTCGGAGATGGAACCGTAGTAGGTTCCGGCGGGCAGTACCGGGGGGCGCTTGACCGAGTCCACCGGCTTGGAGAGGAGAGTGCGGAAATTGGGAGCAGCCATTGGCTTATCCTTTCAGTGGTAGGTTATGGGCTCTGCCCAGGAAGGTCCCCTTTTCAGGGAACAGGGTTGCCACGAACGGCCTTGAAGTAATCAGCCAGGCCGGTGGCTATTGGGTACTGGGGCAGGACCACCCCAGGGTTCGGGTTCTTGAGGCCGATGTTCTCATGGCTCATAGTCCGGATGATCTTCCGAGCAGACTGCCCGGTGCCGATCTGATCCATCATGAGTACACCGTTGAAGTAGCGGCCCATGTTGGGAGAGAGGGCGGTGCCTGCGCCTGTCTCGGCGTAGCCTCGGCGAGTGCCCTCGATCTCTACCTTGGTGACTTTTCCTTCTGGGGAAATGTGGTCCTCCTTCTTAGCGATTTCCCTCACATGGGAGAGGACCAGGATATTGCAACGGATCTGATCGGAGTAGAGCATCGCGCACATATTCTCGAGCATCTGCTGTGCAGCGTAGTAGTCGTTCCAGGTGGGTTGGGTGCCCAACCTGGCATTAAGCGATAAGATAAAACGCACGCATGCCTTGCCGGCGAAGTTCAAGGTATCCAGGACGAAGATCTCATCCTCTTTCCAATCTGTGATTTTCCCCAGACCTTCCGGCCATTCTTGGAGGATTTTGCTCAGCCCTACCCAGGCGGTGGCCTTGGCCGGGATGAAGCCGCCGGCTGGCATGGCTCGCATTGGATCGGTGAGGGTTTGGAAGTTTACCCGCTGGAGGAGTTCCTTCGCGTTGGGCTCCTGGCGGAGGAGATTCTTCAGAATGTCCAGGCCATTATCCATGTCGGCTATGCGGAGCTTGTAGCCTGCCTTTACCAAGGAGACCATCGCTCCGGTCTTACCCATGCCGGAGTCGCCGATGAGGAGAACCTTGGTAGCGGAATCACTCTGGTGTTCGTCTAGGCTTGGCATCGAAGGCTTCCTTTTGGTTTATCTCTGATATGCGGGCAAGGGCATTGATGTGGTTGGTGCAGCAGTAGATGATCTCGTGGACTTGGGACCAGCAAGGATGTTCGCGAGCTAGAGCCTCGATGGAAGAAGCTAGCTGGCGGAGGTCGTTCACCGGGGGCTCCTAGCGCGGACACAGCCATGCTGCAGAGGTGAAGTAAAACGCCGCCAGTAAGCTAAACGGGCTGCTGGCGATGAGGAGGAACAAGATCGTTCCGCCGATCCTGAAAATCCACCAGTCAAGCCTGGTCATCACTCTCCCTCCTTGTCCGTAGCGATGACGACTCAGCGGTAAGCATGGGGGCCTCCAGTATCGAGCGTTGTATTGCGGCTCGTTTTTCTGGTGTGTTAGGACAGTTGTGGGGCCAATGCCGTGAGCCGGCACAGTTCCGACATTCGGGAGGGCCAAAGCGCATAGGGCTCATCAAATGTCCCCTCTTATCTGGAGTGGGTCCCAAATTCTCTTGGTGAAGCCAGCCTTCAGCCAGGTGTCCCGGACCTTGGGGTCTTTGGAGCAGATCCCTCGGTAGGAGCAATTGAAGCAGGCCTTGTCATTCATCGGCCACCTGCCCTGCTTCGCGAAAAAGCTGGCCTGGACCAGCCAGAACTCCAACTCCTCATACCACTCGGTGAGCTGGGCATCGTTCCGAGGGGCGAAGCCTCGCTGGAAGCGGGTGAAGCCGACGGCTATCTGGGCCGCGTCGATGAGGATGCCAGCGGTGGGAGTGTTGTACACCACCTTACCTGCCAGGGCATAGCCGGACATTTGGTTGTCAGGGGTGAAGGTGGCGAAGTAGAAATCGGAGAGGGTCATCTTGGTGGTCTTGCGGTCGGCAATCCAGACTTCCCCACCGAACTTGGCAAGCCGATCCAGATGGCCGCAGAGAAGATAGGGCTCCCCACTCGGGGCTAGGTACGTCGTCTTATAGCGGTATGAAAGCTCCACCGCTGGCTTGCCGTTGGCGAGGATGACGGTTTCCAGGGCATCTTCTTCGAACTTGTCCAAATACCAGACAACCGATCGGACGAGGGTGTAGCGGTTCTTGTTAGGATCTTGGGAGAATACAGCTCCTGGTCGACCTCTAGGAGTGTCCCAGGACATTGTGAGAGCGCAACGAGTAGCAGCTCGCAGTCCATCAGCGTAAGAACCTCCCGCCGCTCGGACATGATCGTAGACCTCCAGGGCTTTATGGTAAGCGATGCCGAAGGAAAGGTGAATGTTCTCATCCCTGCCGGTCCAGCCCTCGACGATGGAGAGTTGGTAGTAGCGAGGGCACTTCTTCAGCGCGCCGAGGGAGGTGGAGTCCCAGGCTAGCTGGAGGTTGGCCTGGATGATGGAGAAGGATGAGTTGATGATGGAGGTCATCGGGAGTATGCTTCCCAAGTGGCTAGGGCCAAGAAGGCCAAGGACTGGATGATGGCTAGGGCCCGCCAGTAGGAAGGGACGCAGAAGTCCAAGGTCTTGGCGGCTCGGAGCAGAAGCTTCTCCTCAGGAAAGACAAGCGGTGTGTCGGATATAGAGTGATGGTAGGTGAAGCGAAGCGCTTCAGCTACGGTGATGGGGTCGTACTTCCCTCCCCAGTCAGGGCCATCGCAAGGGGTCTCGCAAGATAGCAAGCACTTCTTCCCATTCAGGGCACAGATCATGCTAGTGCCTCGATGATAGCGGTGATGATCTTATCCCGCTTGAAGAACTCCGCCATCTCCCTTGAGGAAAAGCGATGGATGGTGGTTTCGCTGGGAAGGGCTTCTAGAGGAGCAGAAGAAGTTGAGAACTCTTCAACTGTGAAGAATATTCCCCGTTGAAAGATCTTCCACCTCTCTGCTTCCCGTTCCCAAGCAGCATGGGCAAGATTTTTCTTATCTTGGTTCATTTCTTCACCGGGATGGCTAGGGGGCCAGAGCCCAGGCCCAAGTCGCCGAGGGAGAGGGTAGGGGAAGCTGCTTGCTTCTTGGCAGCAGCAGGTTTCTTCTCCTCACTTTCCCACCTGGCCCGATCGGCCCGGAGGGCTTCAACAATCCTATCCACCTGCTGGTCGGTGAGAAGGAGCGGGTCCAGGGAGAAGAGTTCCGTCAGGCTCATCGGACTCACTTCCTTCAGGGGGGATGCTTCCGATGATGGAGTTTGTGAGTTCATGGCTGACCTCGAGGTTAGCTGCGAGAAGATTGGCTTGGGCCTGGATGGCTCGGATATGCTTCCGAGTCATCTCACGAATGAATGCTGACGGGGTGAGCTTCACCGGGGCTAGGATGGAGGCAAGCTCGTCCCAGTCCCCTTGGTAGAAGCGGATCTCCCGGCCTTTCAGCTCGAGAGGCTCACGGCTGCGCTTGGGCATCGTCTGCCTGCTTTCTCTTAACTATCCAAAGAGCACCCCCTGGATTGAGGGGTGCTGTTTTGATAGTGTATTCGTGAAGAGAGGGATCGGTCGAACTGGCTCGAGCCCGGTAGAGCAGCTGCTTCACCTTCTCAGGGTCGGAGACTGTGAGTTCTACCCCCAAGGGGGAAGAAGCTGCTTGGTACCAAAACTCGAGCCAGTTGACCTCCATCAGACCGGCCTAGGGTTAGGCGGCCTGAGGGGCGGGGACTTCGCCAGTCGACGCCGGGTCGGGGACCTGCTCCGCATTGGCCGGGGTCTGTGCCGGGAGGCCGAGGCTGCCCAGGGCGAACTGTCCCGCCTGCTCGACCCGCCGCTTGGCCTCGTCGGTGATCGCCGGCTGAGCGTCGATGAGGGCCTTGACGTTGTCGGCCATCCACTCCTTCGAGACCGAGTCGATCTTGATCCCCTTCTGCTTGAGGGCGTTCTTGATGATCTCGGTGGCGATGCGGTGAGCCTCACGGCCGATCGGGTCAGTCGGAACCCTGGCGCCTCGGATGCTGCGCACGCCGAACTCGTAGGAGCGAACATACTCGGCCAGCTTGGTCTCCAGGGCGCCCTTGTCCAGCTGATCGCGGGCCACCTCCGCCCCTTCCGCCAGGCCGTTGGCCTTCCGGTAGTCTGCTTCCGCATCCTGGATGGTCTTGGAGAAGTTGTTCCGCACGTTCTCGGCGAAGGTCTGGTTCAGAGCCGAGGCTTCGCCCTCGGTGAGCTCCAGGGAACCGGCAACGTAGGGCTGCGGAATGGCGAAGGAGATGCCTTGGATGGTGAACTCCTCCGTCGGGGAGGTATCAGTGACTCGCGACATGGTAGGCTCCGATAGTTGGCCCCACTTGGGGCGGGTGAAAGAGGGGAGGCGAAGGGCCGCCCGGACAATTGCGATAATGGCACAGGTCCGGGCGGTTGTCAACGGGGTTTGTGAGGGAATGGATGGGAAGGCTATCCGGGTGGATTGATTGGCAAAGCACCCGGATAGCTATTCTCTTTTTCAACTTGTCTTGGGAACAGCGTCATCATCGTGTCTCTGCCTCCATGAAGGACAATGAAAGCATCAAGGAAGATTGTGATAGTACCATCTGGATTTGCCCAAGCTGCACCACAGCTTTGGTTCTTAGCATCTGTTTTCTTGTTCAGGAGTCCTATGTTATAATCTGGTTTACGGCTCATAGCTTCAATCCTAGGTCTGCGAGGGAGGAGGGGCTTGTTTCAAGGCTCCATGCCAAGAGCGGAGCCTAGCTTCTTTCTGATTAGCTCTCTCCGCCATGCGAGGGCCATTCAAGCGGAAGTGTTCGATGCAGAGGTCAATCCCCACCGCAACGTCAGCAATTTCATCCTCCAGCCATTCCCGATTGAGCTTCCCAGTAACCGGCTCCCGCTCATCCAGGCCTTGGATGATGCAGCGGGAGATGGCTGCGGTTAGCTCGCCGAGCTCTTCAGCCAGTTTGCCGAGATGCTTCAGGTCGATAGGGGAGGTGATGGGGTGCCAAGGAGGCATGTTGAAGGTCATAGCTTGAGTCCTAGGTCTGCGAGGGTGAGGGTATCGTTCGCACCCTTCTGGGTTGGCTTCTTCAAGGCTGGATTGTGGATAGTTTCTTCAAACACCAGCTGATGATTGAAGTAGTCGGTGATGGTTCCTTCTGGATCGTCTTCCATATCAGCCCAGAAGTTATCAAGCCTGTCTAATTGAGCACAGGCGAAGGAGAAGCGATTGGAACCTACCTGGATGTGAGTGGTAGCGTCCCAATATTCTCCCCTGCAAGCTAGGGTGATAGCTGGGAAGATCAGCCATCGGCCTGTGAGAGAGAGGAGCATGGGGTGACCATGCTCGTCTTTTTTCCGGATGGGGTCAGATAGCTTCATAGAAACTCCATCTTCGCTATCTGGGCATTTGGCTTGCCCAGGATGAACTGCGCCCCGTCAGGGATTTGGCGGATGGAGAGGACCAGAGAGCTCCACTCCTCATGGCCGGTGACCTGACGGATGGTGTAGCAAGCACCGCGAAGCTGCCGAGCGCGGGAGTAGGCATCGTCTCCGGAGAGGGTGACGACCAAGCCGTGCCGGGAGGAAGCGGCAGCGGAGAGAAGGTTCTGGCAGTAGGCTCGCCACTTCATGAGGGCCACCGAATGCAGATGAAGATGATCAGCATGCAGAGGAAGATGGCTGAGGAGCAGATGAGTTGGAGTTCTTCATCCCTTCCTTTCATTGGGAACCTCCTTCCTCGGGGTGAAGCTCTCCCGCATCTCCTTAAAGGCCCCGGAGATGATCTCGTTGACTTTCAGCCCGGCATGGGTGAAGTTCAGATGGTCGACCAGGACCTCTCCCAGCCGGGTATCTTCCGAGCGGAGGAAGGCGATGTGATCTTCTACCTCCTTGACTAGGGCATCGTTGGCTGCGATGACCTCATTAGTGTTGGCTTGGATGGCCTGGATCACCTTCTCGCACTCCTCGATGGACTTCGAGTTCATCATGCGGGCGTCAGCCATAAGCTTGTTGGCCAAGACCTGAGCCGGGGTCTGCATCTTGCGGACTTCCGCCGAGATCACCTCGTTGAACTCGGCGAGAGGATCAGAAGGGGATGGAGCCGAGGTCGCCTTCTCCGACTCCGGGGGGTTGTCCAGGTTCGCTGCTTTGGGGAGGTTTAGAGAGTTCATCTTTGGCTCCTATGATCTGGTTGAAGAGGGAGGCAAGGGCTTCCAGGTTCTCCTTGGTCGCCCCTGGTTGGTTGTGGAAGAAGAGATTGATGGTATCTCCTCCGAACTCGCTGGTCTTGATGCGGAGCCAGTGGCCGTTGCGCTCAGACAGGATAAGAACCCCCATCCGAGCCCCTGGCTTCCACTCCACTCCGCTGATGGTGACTTCCATGGGTTAGGTCTCCGTTCCTGGGTAGTGGCCGCCTTCGGCCGAGATAGGGCGAGGAGGACGAGCCTCCTCTAGGGGAGCGAACTCTGGGTAGAGGCGCTCGGCCTCTTCCTCTGCGTGACGCCGGGCATCCTGGAGAAGGTCCTGGAAGGAGGCCAAGAGGGCCTCCATCTGGGGATCGCGGCGCTGACCTTCTTTCTGCACTCCACGCTCCGCTTCCAGGAAGAACTCGGTCAGGGGCTGGACCACGGCAAGAGCACCGGATAGAAAGATTTGCTTCTCGTATCGTGAGCTAGGCATGGCTAGGAGGTCCTTTCAAAGGCGTCCAGGTTGGCCAGCACCAGGTTCTCCTGGGTGCGGGTCTCGATCACGTAGCGAAGGTTGAGGTCCTGCTCCATGGGAACAGGGTTCCCGGCTTGGAGGGCAGAGCGGGCCCACTTGGAGGGCACTCGCCAAGGGTCCAGGTGGACGACGGTATGCCACTCGAGGCCTTTGGACTTGTGCCCGGTGGCCAGGGTGATCCGGAGGGAGGAAGAGGCGAACATGGCCTCCATCTTCCCGAGCATTTCCTCCCGGCCACCTTCCGGGGAGCACTCTTCCAGGACTGCTATCAGGCAGTCGGCCTTGTCATGAATGACAGCTACCCGCTCTTCCTTCTCGTTCGCAAGGGCGTAGGAGATTTCCTTCTCCCGCCAGGCGTTGATGAGTTGGATGCAGGCTCCGGTTGGTGAGTTAGCTGGTAGTAGCTTTGCCGCAAGGCTGCTAAGTGCCTTTCCGATCTCGCCACCGAGGACTGTAACTCCGTGACCTGCGCGGATAAATCGGAGAGCTGCTGCGATAATTGGAGCATTGTTCCGGCAGAGGATGGCGATGGGCTGGCCGAGAGGGGCGAGGGCGAGGAGGTCTTTGGCGGTCCATCGCTCACGCTCGGTCCATCGGACCACTTGCCCCTGAGGGGCGGCTGGCGCAGCGGTAAAGCCAGGGGCGTGTTCTTGCTGACGAGCAACAACGCTAGCAGGGCATCGGAAGGTGGTTGAAAGTGGAAGGTCTCGCCATACAGGCCGCAGACCACGCATGGTCCCCATGCTGGAACTATCTGCTCCTCGGAAAGCGTAGATGGCCTGTCGAGGATCACCACAGATAATGATCCGGCCAGCCGCGCAAGCTCGAACTTGGAGATGGTTGAGAGGGGAGAGGTCTTGTGCTTCGTCCACCATGACGAGAGGAAATCGGGGGAATACTCCTCCAAACAGCGCGGACATATAGATCTGATCATCATAGTCGATGGTTCCCTTGTAGGATTGGATGATGGACTCGAGCAGCACGCTGCGGGCGGTGTAGAGGAGTTCATCGGAGAGGTCCAGCATGAGGCTGTCGGCCAGGAGCTCCCAGGATGCCTCGGTGTCGGCCAAGACGCTCTTGGCGCGGAAGCGCTCGATGGCTTGCTTGGGGACCAGGCCCTGGGAGCGGGCAATGCGGACCAGGGAGAGGATGCTGGAGTAGGCCTCACTGTCGAGCTCCACCTGGGAGGAGGCCAGGAAGGCCTTGAGAAGCTGGCTGATCTTCCTCTCCTCCAAGAAGAGCCTCTTCCCGATCAGCTTGGCGAAGGCCTGATGGCCCAGGCCGTTCATGGTCTTGACCTCGAAGTGAGAGGGGAAGCGGGACTCGAGTTCCAGCTTGATCTTCTTATTAAAGGCCAAGGCCAAGGAAGGCTGGACGGGGAGAGACTTGGCGATGATCTGCAGGGTGGTGGTTTTCGCGCACCCGGCCTTGGCGTCCACCATGAGGCTTTCCTGGGAGCCGGTGGCGGCAAGCTGGATGGCTTCTTGCTCCGGGGTGAGGAGGATTTCTTTATCGCCGAGAAGGATAGTGGTCATGATTTCCTCGATCTGTTGGGGAGGGGGAAGAGGCTCGGAGGAGAGCCCCTTCCTTTTAGGTGGGAGGGTCAGCGTTTTGGTGGCGCTGGCTCGTCATCTTCGGGGAGACCGGCCAAAGCCTGGCTCCGCTTTGCGTCGTTGGGGACTTCCACGATGACGACAGGTTGGCCACGCATGTCCAGCTGGAAGGTGACGGGGAGCTCAGCCAGGGGGAAGCTCTCATCATCGAGAGTGGGGGAGATGGTAGCGGCGACCTCCCGGTTGATGTAGCCCAGGAGGATGGGGAGTTCCATGTGCTCTGCAGGGAAGCGTTCACTCCACTGGTGTTCCTTCTCTCCTTCCTCCAGGAAGACCCCCAGGTCGTGCTCTTCGGAAGAGGAGTTGAAGGTGTCCAGGTCGAGGAGGATCTGGATGGCGTTGAAGTCGTGGGGGTTCTCCGGCTGGCGGCGAGCCAAGAGGCGGGTTCCGGGCTTGAGGGAGCCGACTATATCCGGCGCTGGGGGTCGGAAGCGCATTCCGACAAGTTTTCCTTCAAAGCGAAGCATGAGTTAAACTCCTAGCTGATAGCGGCTGATAGCTAAGATAACCAGGCAAAGTGCCGCGAGAATGCCTAGCATTACGTACCATTCAGGGCTTTGGAACATAGGTAGCCTTCTTAAAGCAGTCCAAGCAGCCGAGAAGAAACTCTGCCAAGATGGAGTCTGTGTAGCTTGGATTGGCTTCGGAAGCGTAGCGGGTGAGAAGGGAAGTCAGCTCGGAGTGGAGGTTCTTCTCCGAGTTGATATGAACGGGAGAGGAGAGGATTGCGCTGACGCGGGATTGAGCGACACGCCAAGTTTCTCCCATGTTATTAACCTGGGCGGTAGGGAAGGGAGCTTTGGTGAAATAGCTCAGACGGGTGAGGGTGGAAGCCAGGGTTATTGCGAAGCCCTGCTCCTCTAAGAGGGGGAAGACCCTCTGCCAGGAGATTTTACTGTCATGCATCTCCATGATGGCGTCGAGAGCATTCTTGATCGGGGGGAGAGTGTTCATTACCATTCCTTGGGGAGTTCGAGGGAGGATACCAGCTCAGCAAAGCTGGCGGCGGCTGAGTCCAGGTGCTTGCTGTCAGCGGAGTGAGAGACAGAGAGGAGGATCTCGAAGGGAAGTCCAGGATTATCTTTCATAGTCTTGGCCAAGCGCCGGTAGACTTCCAGTTTTATCTGGCAATTGAGATACCAGTGGATGTTATGCCAGGCAGCCCGACGCTCTTCCCTGGTCAGGTTGGTGGCGACATGGACCAGCTCGCAGACGGTATTGGCCGAGTGGATGGCCTTTTGGATAGGGTTGAGTGCGTCGAAGGCTGCGCCAAAGGCCGAGATCTTGGCTTTCTCTTCTGGGGTCATGTTGGCCATGGCTTGGTCTTTCAGGGCAGAGATGATCTGCTTGGGGGTGGGCTCGTTCATAGGCCGAGGTCCTTCAAGGTGAGGGTGGGGGAGAAGGGAACTGGCTGGCCGTAGGGCTGGCGAGCCAGATGATCCAGGGTGGAAATGGCACGCTGGAACTCTTCCCCCTGGGCACCACGCAGAACCATGCTGCGCAAGATAGCGGCCCAGAGGGCTAGATCGCGGGGGTGAGCTGGGAAGCGGCGCATCAGAGGCCCAGGTCCGCCAGGGTGAGTTCCGCTGGGGCTTCCTTCTTCTTCAGGGGCTCGATCCTCTGCACTCGGAGCCCTTTGGTGAGAGCCTCAAGTTGGGCCTGGGTGGGTGCGCCGAGGGAGCCGATCATGGAGCCTTCCACCCCCTTGTGGCGCTTGGGCGCTTGGCGCTGGGTGGCTTCGGCCGAGCGGGCTTTGAGGGTGGACACCAGGGCAAGCAGGCTGGCGATCGCCTTCCGCTCGTCCAGCGAGCAACGCTCGGTGTCGGCTAGGAGATTGCGGAGGGCAGCCTCATCCACGGGGAAGTGAGTGGTATGGCCCCTGGCCCCTTCCGCCGGGGAGGGGAGGCCAAGCCAGAGTTGATCGGCAGCATGCCAGATATGGGCTGCGTGGGAAGGGAGGGGGTATTTTTCATAGCCGGCCATGAAGCGTCTCCAATGCTTGGATCAGTTTGCGGATATTGGCTGGTGTGTCGATCTGGTTGAAGATTATCAGATCGAGGATTATTCCATCTGCCGTTCTATCCTTCATGGAAGAGGATAGGAAGGTGTGGAACTCTGCATAGGCTTCAGTCCTGGTCATATCAAGCTCCTCTTCATGCCCTGCAATTCGCGGGGAAGGTTGGAAGGCTTGCGGTATTTCTTCTCAGCCAGGGCCTGGGCGGTCTCGGCCAAGGCTTCCCAACCGGGCTTCAGAAGGGAGATGTCGAAGCTCTCCTTCGTGCGAAGCTGCTTGGCCTCTATGATGGAGATGTGGAGGGTGTCCCCGTAGAGGAAGGAATTGAACTGGTGCTTGCCATCAGGCAGCCACCAGCGCTTGTGGTAGGGGGTGTTGATTAGGAACTCGGTCATTGGTGGCTCCTGAGCTGTATCTCGTAGGGGCAGGTGCGCTGCCCCTAGAAGCTACGGCTTCGCCGGCTTAGGCGGTGCGCTTGGTGGTCATCACGGTGAGGTGGTTGACCGAAGCCAGGCGGTTGAGGGAGAGGGTCTCGCAAAGCTTGTTGTGTTTTATCTCCAGGTCCTGGAGGCGGCCGTCCACTTCCCCTAGCTTGTTCTGCAGGGCGTTCACCTGGGAGCGGAGCTCTAGAAGCTCGTCCGACGGGACGCTCTTCTTGAAGAGGTTCCCGAAGAGTTCCTTGCGAACTCCAGCTACGTTATTCGGGGAGCAGTTGAGTTCCTGCGCCACGCTGTGGTCACTGGATGGCTCGATATACTTGCAGTGGTCCTCGCCGACCTTCTCCAGCACCTGGACGAGGCGCTGGTGGATGGCGATGATCTGGGTGCGCGAGGCCTTGGCGTATTTCATCACAGTCTCCGAGGTTGAGTTCTTGGGGGAAGTCCCCTGGCAAGAGGTGTTTCAGAGTTCTTGCCAGGGGACCAGGGAAAGTCAAAAGAGAAGAGACCTCCGGTTAGATTGCCCTTGGTCAGGGGATGGGAGAAGCCCATCGTCTTGCCCTGGATCGCACCCAGGGCAAGGGGTTGGGCTGCTAGGCCAGCAGACCTACCGCTTCCTGGTATTCCTTCCGCCGGCGCTCGCCTTCCCGCCGCTCGTTGATGACCCAGATCCAATACTCGCCGAGGCCAGGGGTGAGGGTGGCTAGGCATGGGTCAAGGGTGGCAGGGGTTGCATACCAGCAGGGGAAGGTTTCCCTGGTGGCGCTGTCCTGGCGGGTGCCGAGGGCTTCCAGGGTTCCGCCGTCGAGTTGGATGATGGTGTTCATGATGGGTTCCAAGGTGAGAGTGTGGGAGGGATTAGAGGGTGAACTCCCGCAGCGTGGCCTTCACCATGCGGGCCTCGGGGCCATGCCAGAAGGCAAGGTTGGAAAGGATGTAGAGAGCCTGGCAGGAGATAGCTTCTCTGCCAGCGTTCAGGTGTACAAGGTCGATCCCTGCTTTGGCGAAAGACTTGGCGTAGGGGTCCTTGGCATGCAGCAAGACCCGCTGACAGGCTTCACGGAAGGCTTCAGTGCCGAGCATCACAGTCTCCTAGTTGGGTAGAGGAAGATGGCGCTTCGCGCCCTGGGGCATGGTCGCCCCATAGGCCAACTGTGGCACAAATCATGGAATTATGCAATGGGGTAGCTAAGCCTGATCATCGTTTGGATCAGCCTCTCTGCGGATAGTATCCACCCGCTTTATCTCTTCAATGAGAGCCAGCTCCTCTGGAGTGAACTGTATCTCTCTGAGGGCGACGGCCTCTCGCCGGGAGGATGGGTGCGTGCCTTCTGGTGCTATCGCGCGGACCTTTCTACGATGCATCAGCTGCTTAAGGTTCGCCTGCTTGGTCAGCCCTTGGCGAGTGATCTCTTGGGCATAGGCTACGCCAACTGGGGTGGCTGGGAGTTGCTCAACCAGGTGTGGGGCTGAAGAGAAGATGATGGAGAATAGCTCCTCTGCATAGAGCTTCATCTCCTCATACTCGACTACAAGCCGAGCGATACGATTAGAGGGATTGTTTATCTCTTGCCTGGGCATTGCGGGAGTCCTTTCTGATTTCGCCGGGCATTGTACCTCATTGGCAGCATGGGGGCAAGTACCCGGATGGGTACTGGGGTTTGTATTTCCGGGGTCGTCCCGGTCAGGATGCTGGGAGCTTGGGGAGTCTTGGGCTTGGGCTCTCCTGGTCTTGGAGAGGAGTAAAAAAAAAAATATAGTATAAAACCTTAAGACTCCCAAAGCCACCAGAGGCCAGAGGACAAAAGGGTCATAAATACCTGCCCGAGTACCTGGTCGGGTACATGGAATCAGCCCGAGCCGGAGCCCCTCTCGAAGGAAGGGGGGAGGACCTGGGGCCTCTCTCGAAACCAGGGCCAGGCCGGAACGCAAAAAGGCTCCCCAGCCGAAGCCAGGGAGCCCTCTTGTCAGTCGTCGTCGCGGTAGGTCTCAACGTGCGGACCATCAGCCCAAACGTTAACTTCCCTGATGGTCACACTCGCCGAGCCATACCGGCGGAGGGTAGCACGCACAACGTCGAAAGCCTCTTCCAGGGAACGAACCTGCGCTTCGCCGCGCATGTCGCTGCCCAGGCGGGCTTGGAGCCGATACTCCACGGTCCGATTGCTATTCGGACCAGGGCGAACACGGCGAACCATGGCGATTGATTGATCAGACTTAAGCATCACAGTCTCCTAATCCGGGGACATTCCCGGCCGATGGGCTGGCCATCGCACAGCCAGCCCATAAGCCGATTATTCCTCGGTTTCGTCTTCTTCTTCGCCTTCCGGCTCTTCGCCAAGGGTCTGATCCGGGGCTTGCGCCAGGGTCTGGCCACCCAGATCAAAGGTGAATGTCGCCTTGTTGGCGAGGTTTGTCTCGGCGAGACGGACCAGCGTTGCACGGTTCGCCTCAATGAAGCGTCCGAGCATCTCATTGTACGCCTCTTTTTTGGGCAGTTTCTTTTGCGCCTTTTTGGCTGCGGCCGACAGTTCAATGCGGCCGAGGCGTCTCACTTCCACTTCCAATGGGTCGCGAGCCATACCGACCCGTGCCCCGATGGTGTTCGCCAGGATCGCATCCATGCGTTTCTGCATGGTGCCGACTTCGTCCTGACGGATCGCCTCCAGGATACCGGCCTCGGAAAGCAGCGGGTCTTTTCCCGTGACTTCCTCCCGAACCGCCTTCGCGCGACCAGCAACACTATCCTGTAGCGATTGGCTCCACCCGTATTGCAGCAGGTAGGCGATCGTTTCCGCCGACATGGACTCCACATTGGCCGCGAAGTCCACGCCATGACGCTTGTAGGAAAGAGTAGTCATTTCACACTCCAAAGTTGATCGGCCGCGCCAGAGCGGGATGCCCTAGCTTGCGGCCGATATTCACCTGTCAAAAAGCCCGTCGAAGCGGCCGATGCCGCAGGACCAATGTCCCGACTCCCCGAATATGGGTCCGATCGGCGCGAAGTGCAAGTCCCGCGTCGAAAATTCTCAATCACAAGATTGTGAACTATCCGGATGATATGCCGATCAATCCACCCGGACAGTTGGCATGATCCATGCCTGGGTGGCGACCAGCCTGACTGGCCCCGGTCCGGGCATGCCTTGTGAGCATGGCAGCCATGCCAGCCTGACCTTGGCATGGGGCTTGCTTGGCCAGCCAGGCTGGTGGGGCCTCCCCCCCTGGGGCCGGGGCCCTCGCCCTTGGGCAGTCCTCTTCTAGTTTCCACCACCCTTTCCCTCACCCGGATCACCGCACTTCTTCCTCCTCACCCCCCTTGACTGCCTCCTTCCCATGTGCCAAGCTGGTGGATCGACTCGGCGCTTCCTTCAGAGGCGCGGCGAGCCAGGTAAGCCACTCGAAGGAGGACCAGATGGCAGAGGATAAGAGGACGGCGGAACTTCCAGCAGAGCGTTCTACGGCTCCAGGGGCACCCAAGACGCCGGCGCAAGTGCAGCAAAGTGACCTCGACAAGGCGGCGCAACGGGTGCCGCTGGCCAACCAGGTGCCGGGGACGAACAACCAGCCCGGCCAGCCCAAGCCGCTCAGTGATCCGGGTACGCCTGGCCGAGCGCCGGCTTCTCCCACCCCAACCAAGTTGGAGAACAAGCCGCCGCAGGATCTGGCCCAGGCCACTACCACCCCACCGCCGAGCCAGACTATTACCCCGGCGCCAGTTATGCCGATCGAACCCAGCTCTCCCCCGGCCGGGCCCTCGAAAGACACCCCGGAAGGCCGCGAAGCTGCCGAAGCTCCGAGGGAAGTCGGCGGTCCGGTAGGCCTGGGGCCTCTCACCCAGGAGACCCGCCCGATGGTCTCCATCCCTGACGACCCGGAGAAAGCGGCGGAGATTCTCGGGAAGAAGGAGGTCCTGGCTTCCCAGGTCCAGGTCTCCCCAGAAAGGGCAGCGGAAGAGCGGAAGGCCCAGGCTGAACAGGCTACCCTGGAAGCAGGGAACCTTTCCGACAGCACCAAGGGCCAGCCGTTCGCTGCTCCTGCCGGGGTTCAGCAGCGGGTTCGCTGAGCCCTGCCCCTGCCCTGCTAAAAGGAGGCCAGAATGTCGTACGATTTAGGCTCACTTCTCACCTATACTGCCACCGCTCTGGGGACTCGCACCTCTCCAGACCAGCGCGGCGATAGGGCCTCGGAGCTTAACCTGGTCATCGACGTGACTGCGATTGGGGGAACTCCCTCCATGGTAGTCACAATCCAAGGAAAAGACCAGGCAAGTGGGAAGTACTACACCATTCTGGCCTCCGCTGCCATTACAGGGGTGGGAACGACCATTCTCAGGGTTGGTAGAGGGCTGACTGCTGCGGCCAACCTGGTGGTGAATGACCGTCTACCGCCAACTTGGCGAATTTCTTCTGTCCTGGGGGGAGGCGGCGGGAGCACCCTCACTGGAACGATCGGCGCAGCGCTTATTTCCCGCTAGGAAGCAAAATGCAGGTCCTCTTGGAGGATATTCTGGACGGGCTGGTCGCGAAAAGTGCGCCTCGCGCAAGCTATTCTCGCGATTTAGGGGAGGCTGATCTCGCACTTCTAGCCGGCTTGCCGGCCGGAGCGCTTGAGCAATCGCCTTCTCTAGTGGCCAGACTACGGCATTCGCACCATCTGTTGGCTCGGTTACTTGCCGAGGGCCGCAAGCCAGCGGAATGTGCAGCCATAACTGGTTACAGCTCGTCCAGAATATCCATCCTGCAGAGAGATCCGACTTTTGCTGACCTTGTGACACACTACAGGGAGCAAACCGAGGCTGCTTACGTCAATGTGCATGAAAGGTTGGCAGCTCTGGGGGTGGACACCCTGGATGAGCTCCATGCCAGGCTGGATGAGACCCCAGAAAAGTTCTCCGTGGATGAGCTCCAGGGGCTGCTGAAGCTCACTATGGACAGGGCCGGCTTCGGGCCGACCTCTTCCATCAAACACACCCACCACGTCATGACTCCTGAAATCTTGGCCAGGATTAAGCAGGAAGTCTCAGCTCGGCAGACTGGCCAAATCAGGCAACTTGATGTATCGGCAGATCGAAGCCCTGCAATGGGCGGAACTCTCTTCCCAGGGACCGAAGTGGAAGAAGCAGAGATTGTCGGGGAGCAAGGCGAAGGGGATGGCCTATGAAAGAAGGGTTGGAAGAACTCTCTCCCGCTGCTTCCCATCTGCCAAGCTTGGCCAATGGATACGCTTCTGTGATGCTCAGGGAACTGGCTTTGCACAACCTGATTGCTACGTGGCTCTGGCCGAGAAAGTCTTGGTATTTGAGTCCAAATTATCGAGTAGTCAGGACGGACTCGGCCAAATTGCGGCACTCTACCGCCCTCTGCTCAGGCACATCTTTCGCAAGCCTGTTGTCGGGGTGATGGTAGTTAAGTATCTCTACGCAGATCCAGGGGAGTTGGAGATCTCCTCCCCCTTGGAGGCTCTAGCAAAGAAAGAGGAGGAACTGCTGGTCTGGCAGTTTTTGGGCTAATGGCAGAAGTTCTCCCAGTTCCTATCTCAAGTGTGCTGGAAACCAGCGCTATGACCGGCCAGGATTACTTCCTGGTGCTGAAGAATAAGAAACTTCGGCAAATTCTAGCCGGGGATACCCTGCAGGGGATCGCTGGGGCTATCACGCCGGAGAGTGTTCTGGCGAACCCAGGGGACCTAGTCGGCCCGGCGGTGAGTTTTCCCTTCGTAGACCTGGGCGCAGCGCTCGGTATCCCAGAGCTGCAGGCGCAGATTTTGCAGATTTTTCTCGGCCTCAGCCTGCCAACGGTGGAAGCAGCCACCAAAGCAGAGCTGGACCTTATCACGGATAAGCCGCTGAACACCTTCGGCCTGGTCTACGCGGACCCGACCCCTGGGCTGAATGGCATCTATCAGTGGGATGGGGTGAGCTGGGTCTTCCAGAGTGCTTCCAACTACGCCACTTTGGCCGCGCAGATCGTAGTGATTGAGGCCAAAATTGCTGATCTCACTGCAGTGAACGTCGAATTCGGCCGCTTGGCCGTCTCTGACGGGGAGGGAAGTGGTTCGGTTAACTGGACTCCTATGTCTCAGCTAGGAGACCAGCCTATTCGTGCTGTCGACTGGACCGATACAGGGGAGTATCAGAAGGTAGGCGGGCCGCCAAATGCTGGAGCGCCGGGGGATTTCATCACCGCTTCCATCGTGGGGAGTGCTCTCCAGCTCGAGAGCGACTATATCGTCAATCCCTGGTTCTTCGGAGCGGAGACTTCCTTCCGGGTGTTGGCTGGGAGGAGTTTCTCAGCCAAGTTTGAGGGAGTCACAATGGACCCAGTCCATGCCGGAATTGGCCTGGGCTTCCAAACTCCTGCCCCCACCCTCGGCCCCACCTATGCGGTGCTGGATGCCTCAGCCGAGGTGATCACCGCGCGCTATGCTGGAGCGGTTATTGTCTATGAGCGGGACGCTATCACTTCCGCTGGTGTCACCATCCAGGCCTCGAAAGTCATCGACAGGGTGATCGGCGGGACGGAAGTGGTGGAGTTCACCGCTGCGGTGGATAGTACTGGAACCAAGGCAGATTGCCGCATCATCGCCAGCGGGCAGCAAGTCTGTGCCTTCCAGGCTACCGGCCTAACCCCTGGCATGTACGTCATTCCTGTCGCGCGGAATGTCGGCGCGAACCAGATTATGAAGTTCCTCAGCTTCACAGCTAAGGACCCTTCGATCAGTATCCCAGCTTCCTTCTTCATCAACGCTGGAGCGGTAGCCCACGGGACAGGAAAGCCTGATAATCCGTGGAAGGATTTCCGGGATGTAGTGGCGACGGATGGGAGTGACCCCAATCGAGCAGACTACCGCCTCTTTCTGAGAGGTGGAACCTATGCTGGAGCACTCCCCTTCGATGGGAAGAAGATCCGACGGTTGGAGATTGTCGGAGCTCCAGGGGAAAAGACGGTTATTCTGGGGGGAATTTCTGTCCCAAGTGGGACTGGAGCCTTCACCCAGCCGGATGCAGGCGGGAACCCTAACGTTTGGAAGTGGCCTCTTCCTACTGGAGCAAGCGCGGGTGGAAGCTTCATGTCCTTGCATGCAGGGCAAGCTAATGGCAGGACTGGAAGTGTGATCCAGGGGGCCTATCACGGCCAGCCCTATACCACAATCTCCCGTCAGGCGGCGAACTATGCCATAGCTAGCTTGAATTCCGAGCCCCGGCCGACGGTTGCCTTCCATAGCATAGGGGCTCACGCCAACTCTATCCTCTTCAACCCGGGAGCAGGCGTCGATCCGAACACTCGCTCTTACTACTGGACTGCTTACTCTTCCGTCCTGGTCCCAATGGGAGCTTCCGTCGACGACTTCACTATGCCGATAGTGATTCTCCGGAACTTGATCTTCGCTTTCCCGATGGCAGGGCCGACTATCGAGCGAGGCTTCCTGGAAGCAGAGAGTGTGGACTGCTATGGTATGCTGGGGAATGGCTTCCAGCTGAATGAAAGCTTCGGCAAGATCTACGGGGGAGTGATTGACGGGGGGCTGACTGACAACATCAACATGCAGGGAGGCCTTTCCCCTGCTCTCACTCGAAAGACCGAGGTGAATATTTTCGGAACTCGACTTCTCGGCTGTTCCAAGGGGGTGTTCCTATCAGGAGTGGAAGTGGCAGGGGATAACATCTCCAATCACCAAAACCACATGCTGAACCTGCATGGAGTGGAGATGCGGGCGGCGGCGAAGAGCAGTGTGGAACTGGCCGATACTACCCTTCTCTCCAACTGCCTCTTCAGCGATGCAGTTGGAAATGGAATAGGCATGGCGGACTTGGCTGGGAACGTGGTAGTCCATGGTGGAACGGTGGAGCTCTGCGGAGTGGGAGTGCAGATCAATACTGTAGTCCCAGATCATACCAATCTCTTCATTGATAATCTCCACTTCCGGAATAATCTCCGCGATGTCCGCTACCTTCTCTCCGGAGGCGGAACTGCCAACTCTTCCATCCATCGCTGGTATCAGAGCGGAACCCCGCCTGGGCTGGCAAATGACTTCGGAACCGCTGTGATTGATCACAGGGCGCAAATCTTCTTGGGGGCCTGATGAACGGCAAGGTGATAGAAGCGAGCCTGGCCTTCCTCGCCAGGACTCAGATCAGCGGGGCGGAAGCCCAGGCAATGCTAGCCTGCCAGCAGTGGCTACAGGCTATCGCCGACGGGAGACTCGTCGTAAGTTCTCCAACAGTGGTAGCTCCACCACTGGCCAGTAAGAAAGGGAAGAAAGATGGCAAGCGTAGCGAACCTGAGACTGCAAGCACTCACAGCGGGAACGGTGCTGCAAGGGGCGAGGAGCTCAGATAGAAGCCCCCGACCGGTTACTCTCTACGCCGCAGGAACTTGGGGCGGTGGAACTCTCACCCTCCAGGTCGGCTTCACCGGGACTACCGGCGCGGTTACCTGGATCACGGTGGCGGGAGTCAGCTTGACTGCCAACGGCATGGCCAGCTTCGACCATCGGTTCGATCAGATCCGAGCGGTTCTTGCTGGTGGCGCCGGCCCCTACGACGTGCAAGTTCAACTCCAATACTAGGAGCTCGAGATGATTGCGGACCAGCTGAGTTTAATGAGGGCCTTGATGCCCCAGGCTGGTCCGCAGCCAGCCCAGATTGGCTCACCGGACCTGCTGGGCGGGATCGGAGCGGAGCAAGGATGGCCTCAGGCTCTGGGCCAGCCGATGGGCATGCAGCAGCCTTTCATGCCGCAAGCTATGGGCCAGCCGGGGCAGGTGCCAATGGCTCCAATTACCGGGAACCTCCCAGGCCAAGCGCCGATGGTGGGAGCAGGGCCCACGGTGACAGTTCCTACCCCGAAGCCGCAGGTGGAGGACCCACTCATGCTGGCGATTAAGCAACTGGTGATGGGGCGCTAGATGGCTGAGAGCTTCCTCGATTGGCTCATGAGGATGGGACCTGGAGGCGGGGTCTATAATGCTGTGGCACCGAAGGTGCAGGCAGGACTAGACGCCGTGACTCCGTTCGTTCCGCCGGAGCTAAGGGGGAAGGTTAAGGGAGTGGGGCAGGTTGGGCAGATGCTCAGCCCGGCGACCTCCCTGGCAGAGTTCCCAGGGGCGGTGCGGCAGGGTCACTATGGGGAGGCTCTCCTAGCTGGGCTGGGGAGTATTCCAGGCGACCCATTCACCCCGCTGGCTGCGGCTGCAGTGGGAGCAGGGAAGCTGGCCAGCCGGGCTGGGAGAGCTGAGCTACCGGTGCTGCATGGGGAGATTCTTCCACCGCCAGCTAAGCTGCCGACCAATGAAGAACTAGGCTGGAAGAATGAATTTACTTATCCTTCTCCCACCCCTATCATGGATAAGAAGCTTGGCGTGTTGGATGATCTGGAGAAGGAGCTCTTGGAAATTCTTGGCCCTGCTCCGGCTGGCTTCAATAAGAATGCTCCAAAGCCATGGGGCCCAGCTACCAAAATCGACGACACTCCCTTTCCCCAGGTTCCCTTCGTAACTGGAGAACCAGTCGAAGATACCCTCCTTGCCATGCGGAACTACACCCCAGGCTCCCCAGCTTGGAAGACTCTCTACTCCGATGTGCTGAAGCAAGACCCAGTCGCAGCGCATGAGGCGGCCTTGGCAGCGAAGCTGAAGCCAGAAGACCTGGCTCCGCTGCATAATATAGACAAGATCGCTTCCAGCTACATTTCCAAGTGGAAGAATGTGGAGACGCCTAACCTTTCCATGAATGAAGCTGCTCGACAGCAGCGGGCGAAAGACTTGGGCTACACGACTGATACTGTCCATGGTACCAGATCACTAGATGAGCCTTACCTATACACTTCCACAGGCCATCCTGACTCCAGCCCTTGGCCGACCCATGCTACCAGTAATTTCTACTCCAGCAATAGCCCAAAGCTGGCGGATATGTATGCTTGGAGTGCTTGGAGACATCCAGATCAGTTTCAAGCTAAGGGCTATGGAAATCCTAACCCTGCACAAACACTTGCAGGTGTTCATGTAGATAATTCTCGTCACATTCCGCTGAAGCTCAAGACCGATAACTACCACAGCTTCGATGCTGCTGGCCAAAGTTGGACTGCGGCCAATCATATAGCGATAGCTGAAGCCAAGGCTCTTGGCAAGGATGGAGTCATCATTAAGAACGTCTGGGACGAACCGCAAGGTTCCAAGGTTCTGGAGTCCCCCAATGATGTCTACATCACCTTCAACCCCTCCACCGCTCGGAGCCCCTTTGCCAAGTTCGACCCGGCGAAGAAGGATATGAATAATCTCCTGGCCGGTTTGGCCGGGGGTGGACTGATCCTGCCCTGGATGGCTCAGGGAGGGCTCAGTGAAAAATAACCTCTCCAATGAAGATATCCTGAGCCTGGTCGGGGAGATGTATGATGATCCAGGCCTCTTCTGCCGGGTGATCTTGCCACAGTGGTTCGGCCTGCCCATGCCCTGGGTGCATAGGGGAGCACTCTCCATCTTGCTGGGAAAGACCGATTGGCTGCTGCGCTTCGGGGAGGAGGCCTGGCCGCAGGCGAAAGGGCAGTGGGATGAGAAGCAGCTGGATAAAATCCTGCGGCACTTTGTCTGGCGGGCTGATCCTGACGATCCTAGCTGTGAGCCTACTCCTGTGTTTATTCCAGTGCGGAGGGAGGATGGAAGCATCGAGCGGATTGACCTTCATATTAGTGATAAGGTCTTGATCATCATGCCTCGGGGGCTGAGCAAGACTACCATCGTGAACGCAGCTAACCTCTTCGACATCTGCTACCACGATACTAAGTTCCTGGTCTATATCTCCGAGGCCGCGACTCACGCGGATCAGCAACTAGACAACATCAAGAGGGAGATGGAAGGTAACTCAATGCTCTTGACCCTCTTCGGCAAGAAGAAGCCGGAGAGAAGTGACTCAGAGCATTGGAATGCCTCCCAGGCGGAAACTGTAGACGGGATTGCCATCTCGGCTCGAGGCCGGGGAGGCCAAATTCGTGGCATGAACTACCGAGGCGAGCGGCCGAATAAGATCGTCTTCGACGATGTGGAGGATAAGGAGAGCGTTCAGACGATAGAGCAGAGGAATAAGGTCCTGGACTGGATGATGGGAGATGTGGTTCCGGCCCTGCCGCAGATCAAGGGAGGCGGGAGAATTATCGGCCTGGGGACTATCATCCATGCTGAAGCTCTCCTCATGACCCTCACGAAAGACCCCGAGTGGCTGACGATCAAGTTCGGCGCGATTGACCCTGACGGGGAGGCGATCTGGGACCACTACATGTCCTTGGATCAAATCCAGCGTCGGAAGCGTAGCTTCATGCGGACCGGCCAGCTCCACATCTTCAACATGGAGTATATGTCCACCATTCGCTCGGAGGACGACGGGGCGAAGTTCAAGCTGGAGTATTTCCGCTACGAGACCCTTTCCCATTCGGACTTCCCGGCCAGGGCCTTGGCTATGGACCCTGCGATCAGTGAGAAGAAGAAGTCAGACTTCTGCGCCTTCGCTGTCGTCGGCATGACGGAGAAGGGAAGAATTCATGTCCTGCACGCGGATGGGAAGCGGGGCATGACGCCCAGGCAGATGATTGATGAGTACTTCCGCTTGAAGTTCCTCTTCGACACGAATAAGAATGGCATTGAGACTGTAGGCTTCCAGAAGGCGCTGGTCCACCTGATGCGGGAAGAGATGTTTCGTAAGGGGAGGGAGTTCGGGCCGAGGGCCTACTTCGAGATTGAGGAAATCACCCATGGGCATCTCAACAAGCTCACTCGAGTCGAAGGCGTTCTTTCTCCTCGGTACGCTGCTGGGTATATTACTCACCAGCGGCATTTTCCTCTTCTCGAAGAGCAGCTGCTAGACTGGCCGATCGGGAAGAAAGACATCCCAGATGCCCTGGCCATGGCGGTTATGCTGCTCGATCCATTCGCCGCTTGGGCTGGAGCAGATGAAGCAGGGGACGATCCCCTGGGTAAAGACCAATACCCGCCGCTGGAGGAAATCTTCGGCGACTCTTATCACTATGGAGCACCCTGATGGCTGAAGGTGACTATAGCTCGGAAGCTATCCAGGCTGAGCTTCCTCTCGGCGGAGAAGCGCAACTTCCTGAGCGGGCGATTGATAAGCTGGTTCCGGAGAGCGCCTTCCATGATGAGATCAAGAAGCGGGTCCTGGATCGGCTTCAGATGTCGGAAAGGAAGATGGCTCAGTTTTACTCTCGCTGGGCGGCGAATGAGAAGAAGCTCCAGGCTTATATAGATCTTCCGAAGTATGAGCAGCAGCTGAAGGAGATGAGCCGAAAGGGAGAGCCCCCGCAGATCGTCTCGGTAGTGATCCCCTACTCCTACGCCACCATCTGGACCATCGTCACCTACATGGTCCATACCTTCTGCGGGAATAAGCCCATCTTCCCGGTCTCTACCTACCGGGGGGAGTCGGCCAAAGCCGCCGGCTATATGGAGACGGTGCTACAGTATAACGCTGACCACACCCGGATGATCTCGGCCCTCTTCCAGTTCTTCATGGATGCCGAGCAATATGGCGTGGGAGTGCTTCGACCTCTCTGGATGGAAGAGTACGGAATGCGGACCACCTGGTCCGAGGAGTCCCTCACCGGGCTTCTGATGCCTGGCACTGCTCGGCAGAAGGTGAGGAAGAGGGAGAAGAAGAAAGTCTCGGAATATAATGAGGTGGTAAATGTCGACCCCTTCCAATTCTTCCCCGATCCTCGTGTCCCGATGGCGCAGGTGGCGAAGAGGGGGGAGTTCGTCTTCTGGCGCTCCTTCGAAGGGAAGCACTTCATCGACAAGAAGAAAGCTGATGGGCTTTACTTCTGGACTGAGGCGGTTGGCTCCCTCCCGACTGGTCAGAACTATGGGGACGGTTCTAGCGCAAGGTCTCTTATCGCTAGCGGTGACGCTTCTCCTGGCGATCCCCGTTCTCGTGATCATCGCGCGGAGCCTTTCCACCAAATTGACCAAGGTACGATCGAGATTATCCCTGCGGATTGGGGGCTGGGTGAAGGGTTGGAGCCGGAGAAGTGGCTCTTCACCATCATAAATAAGAAGCAGATCGTCCAGTGTGAGTCGCTCGACTACGACCACGGGGAGCACCCCTGCGTGGTTATTGAGCCGGGGACTTTCGGCTATGGTTTCGGCCAGCCGGGAACCTTGGACTTCCTGGGCCCGATCCAGGACTCGCTCAGCTGGTTCATGAACTCTCACATCTACAATGTGAGAACCGCCCTGAATAATATGTGGGTCGTGGACCCCTCCATGATCGAGATGCAGGACCTGAAGAACCCAGCCCCTGGCAAGACCATCCGCCTGAAGCGATCGGCCTACGGCCAGGATGTGAAGATGGCGCTTCAGCAGCTCCAAGTCCAAGATGTGACTAAGGGGCATATGGAGTCCATGCAGGCGTTTATGAGGATTGGCGATGCTCTTTCTGCCGTCAATGATAATCTTCGAGGCATCCAGGAAAGTGGTGGACGTAAGACTGCCACCGAGGTTAGAACCAGCGGAGAGGCAGGAGCCTCCAGATTGGCTGCTCGAGCCCGCTATATCTCCGCCCAAGGCATCACCAGCCTCACCAGCCAGATGAGCCTGAACTGCCAACAGTTCATGACCATGGAATTCTACCTCCGCCTGGTGGGGGCTGAAGGCGCGTTGGACCCTGTCCAGATCTCCCCCGAAATGATCACAGGAGACTTCTACTACCCGGTGTCTGATGGCACCCTACCCATTGACAAGATGGCCCTTGTTGGTGTATGGAAGGAGATATGGATGGCCGTCGCATCGAACCAGATGCTGGCCCAGCAGTATGACGCAATGGGGATTTTCGAATACTTGGCTCAACTGGCAGGCGCCAAGAACCTCTCGCAATTCAAGCTGCAAGCCCAGCCAGATGCAGCGATAGATCAGGGAATTCAAAGTGGCAACCTCGCGCCGACTGGAGCTGGAGGCCCTGCTGCAAGCCTCCCTGGGGGTGGAGCCCTCCCCGGAAGCCGCAGCGGACGTGCGGGCAATCCTCTCAACGGGGGGAGTGGGATTGGTCCTTTTAGCCTCGCTTGAGGTAGAAATCAGGGGCTTGCAGCGGGCGCTTACCACTGCCAACCTCGGCACAGAAGAAGGAAGAGCGGAAGCTCTTAAGATACAGGGTAAAGTACAAGGGCTGATGAGAGCCCAAGATCTCATGGTTGAAATCGGCAACGGAGATGTGAAAGATGAAGAACTCGTTCTTGATCCGGCTGGCTTCATGGGCACGGCAAGTCCCTGAAGGCGGCAGCGGCGCAGCTGGCGGAACTCCCGAAGCTTCTCCTTCTGGGAGCCCCGAGCCCAGCGTTAGCGATATTCTGAAGTTCGACATGTTTGGTCCTTCGGAGACCAATCAGCCTACCACTACTCCCACCCCTGCTCCCGCCGAAGTTCCACCGGCAGGGCAGCCTACCCCCCAGGCTCCCGGGCAACCACCTGCAGCATCAACGCCTCCCACGACGCCCCCTGCAGGGGACCCCGGACAGCCTGGGGGACCAGGCCAGCCCACCGCACCGGCGACGCCACCGCAGCAGGACCTGGCAACGCTGATCGCTGATCAGACGCGTGCCATCAATGAGGCGCTGAACCGAGGGGCTCAACCTCCTCAGCAAGCTCCTCAGCCCGAGCAGCCGCCGCCTCCTCGCTTCAACGTGGGGGTTCCGCCTGCGCTGGTTCAAATGCTTCGGTCTGAAGATGAGACTGAAGTCGCACGAGGGCTCCATGCCATGGTGAATGGCGTGAGCAATATGGTCTGGGATGCTGTGCAGAAGCATATCCAGGAGAACGTGCTGGCGAGTATTCCCTCCATCGTTCAGTCGCACCACTCCGCGACTAGGGAGGCGGATCAAATCCAGCAGGACTTCTACGGAAGGTATAAGCATCTGAACGAGGATGCCTTCCGGCCGATCGTGCAGAACATCGGGCTGAGTGTCTACGAAGAGATGAAGCGGGCAGGCTTGCCAACTCGCTACACTCCAGCCGTAGGCGATGAGATTGCTCGCCGCCTTCATGCTCTTATCCCAGCGCTGGGCCCGATCCCTGCAGCTGGGGGACCTCCACCGGCAGCGCCAGCGGCTCCGGCTGCTCCTGCTGTCAGACCCGGTAAACTCAATGGCGCACAGGGCGTTCGCCCTGGTGTCACTCCCGAGGCAGCTCTCCTGAACGATATCATGGAAGTTGTCCGGGCCTAGAAAGGGAAAGAAGATGGCTATCCTGGGCCTGCGAACGACCGCGAACTTCATCACGAATGAGCGGCCGGAGAATTGGAGGCAAGGCCTCCTGATGCTGTACCCGAACTCAGCCGAGGCGGCAAAGGCGCCGCTGATCGCGCTCACCTCCATGATGAAGGAGAAGAGCACGGACGACCCGGTCTTCCACTGGTGGGAGAAGGCGCTCGACGATCGCCGGCTACGGATCAATGAGGACTTGGATAACGTCGAGACCGCGATCGACGTGGACGCTACCTTCAAGACAGCCTTTATCGTGAAGGCTGGCGATCTTCTCCTGGTGGAGCAGACCGGAGAAATCGTGCGGGTGGCCTCTGATCCAGCGGCGAACAACCTCATCACTGTCACCCGAGGCTTCTCGGGCACCGTGGCGACTGCGTTCAACTTCGCCCTGGATGGTACGAACCCCTACCTGACCATCATCGGGTCGGCCTTTGAAGAAGCCTCCGCTGCGCCGACCGGCGTGAACTACGATCCGAACGAGAAGTCCAACTACACGCAGATCTTCCGGAGCACCCTGGAAATCTCCCGCACTGCCGCCAAGACCCGCCTGCGTACGGTGGAAGCGGTGAAGGAGGCGAAGCGGGAGTGCCTGGAGTACATCGGGATCGACATGGAGCGGGCCTTCTGGTTCGGCAAGAAGAACGCAACCACGCTGAACGGCAAGCCGATCAGAACTACCGACGGCGTGGTGGCTCAGATCATCGCAGGGGCGCCTGGGAATGTACTGGCTGCTCCTGCTGGTGGGCTGATCAATCTGGATTGGCTGGAAGCCAACCTGGAGCGGGCGTTCCGCTTCGGAAGCTCCGAGAAGGTAGCCTTTGGCTCCAACTTCTCTCTCCTGGCGCTCCAGCAGGCGATCCGGAAGAACTCCACCTGGAACATCCAGAACGGGATGAAAGAGTACGGGATGGCGGTGACTCGAATTACCACTCCTTTCGGGGAGCTGGTGATGAAGGTCCATCCCCTCTTCAACCAGATGCAGGGCGGGGTGCACAGCTTGGGCACCTTCTACCCCTCCATCGCCAACAACCTCTACATCCTGGACATGGCGAACCTGGAGTACCGGTATCTGGTGGAGTCAGACCTCCACTACGAGAAGGACCTCCAGGCGAATGGGCTGGATGGAATGAAGTCCGGCTACTTGGGTGAGTGCGGGATCGAAGTCCATCACGCTCTCTCCCACACCATCTTCACCGGGATCAGGGGCGGCACGACCGACTCCTAAGCCGGCTAGGGAAGGGGAAGGGATCGGGGCTACCCGGTCCTTTCGCCCAACAAAGGAACCGGACATGCTGCTAGGAGAGTTCCACTCCATCGTTTCCCTTAGTGTGAAGCGTGGAGATACCTTGGACACTGTGATCCCTGGGCTGGCGAAGATGGCTTGCCAGTGGATGGAGCGGAACTATTCCTTCAAGTATATGGAGCAGGTTAGAGTGCTCCAGGTGGAGCAGGGGATCAGAACGATCCCCCTGCAGAGCAATCAGGCGGTGAAGAAGATCTCCTTCGTGAGGATGATCTCCTCCACTGGGGAGTATACCTATCTGAAGAGGGCCTCCCCGAGGGACTTCACCTCGGTAACGGTGGGGGAGAGCCAAGGCTACTGGCTAGCTGGGAACCACACCATCGTGCTGGAGAACGTCCCAGGGGAACCCTTGGTAGGCGAAGCCCTCTTCGACTGCTACACCGAGTGGCCGACGGAAGTCAGCGAGACTCATCCCTTGCTGCAGACAGCGTCAGATGTCATGATGTATCAAGTGCTCATGATGCTCTCCGCTCATATGCGTGATGGAAGAGTCTTTGAGGCTTACAAGATCCTACGAGACGAGGCGCTGAACACCCTCACTCGATCAGAGGATGAGCTAGCCTATGGTGGCACTGACGACGCAATGGCTTACATTCCGTACCTCCCTAGCTGATTGGAAGACCAATCGGCAGAATGAGCTGGACGGAAGAGTTAGCCTGGAGCTCCAGCCAGGCGGCGCTAGTGCTCATCCGCTATTCATGGCGGAGAGGATCTTCCCCTTGGGCCTGCAGCCGATCGGGGGGAGCCTGGCGCTGGATAGCAGGCTGGAGAGAAGCGAAGAGGGGTTCCTGTATGGAGCCCTGGTTGATGAAGAAGGCAATCCACTCTATACAGAGGGCGGCGCAATTCTCTTGCCGTAGGGATGATGGCAGAAGTTTTTAAGTTTGTAAACTTCCTCAACACCGAGCTGGTCACCGGCATAACCGCTGGCAGCACCGCTATGGAGGTGCCGGAAGCAGCGGCGGTGCTGATGGGGACCCTGGAGGAAGGGGAAGCGGTCAGGCTGACCCTATGGGATGGGCAGAACGCGCCAGAGATTCTGGATGTGGTGAACAACCCGCTGAGCGGGGTGGTGGAGATTGAGCGGGCGAAGGAGGGGACAAGTGCCTTCGCCTGGCCTGCTGGCACCCAGGTGCAATGTGTACTGACAGCAGAGCTGCTTACCAGCTTCATGGAGAGCTTCTTCGATGTGGACCTGCTGCTCGGAGCGAACTTCCTCCGATTGACTGGCGGGAACCTGAGCGGGCCGCTGGTGCTGGCTGGAGCTCCTGGAGGAGCGAACGAGGCAGCTAATCGGTCGTGGGTGGAGAGCCTTCTCGACGGCCTCTTGGCCAAGAGCGGCGGCACGATGACAGGTGACATCGACATGGGAACTACCAGGCGGATACTTCGCTTGGCCGCTCCCACTGTCACCGACCATGCTGCGACCAAGGGGTATGTAGACGCCACCGCTGGCCTGGCCACCGCCCGCTTCAACGATGACACCGGGCTGGTCACGGGAGGCAGTTCCACCGCTTACACAGTAGCGACCAATCAAACCGGCCTGGTCTTGGCTGATGGCCTGGTCTTAACCATCCGGCCTCATGTCACCAATGGGAAGAACCCAACGCTGCAGGTGAATGCGCTTGCAGCAAAGCCAATTCAGAACCATGCTACGCTGAACATCCAGCAAAACTATCTCCGGGCTTTCATGCCCGTTCGGCTCACCTACCAGGCCTCTACCGATAGCTTCCTCCTCCACGGCCAGACCAACGATGATGGCTATGCTGGGGACCTTAAGCACTCCATGCAGACAGCCGACCATGGGACCTGGCTGCTTTGCGATGGGAGAGCGATCAGCCGGACTACCTATGATAAGCTCTTCGCGGTGGTAGGGACCAAGTTCGGAGCAGGTGACGGTGCTACCACCTTCAACATCATGGATGGCAGAGGGCGAGTGATTGCCGGAGCGGACAATATGGGAGGCGTTGGAGCCAATCGGCTGACCTCCGGGGTGAGTGGGATTGATGGAACGATCCTGGGCCAGGCAGGTGGCTCTCAAAGCCATCTTCTCACCATTGCTGAGCTGCCTATTCATACTCATGCTGTCAATGGCGCTACTGCTGCTGGTGGCACGCATAACCACACTACCGGCGCAGCGACTAAGATCATCGAGGCGCCGAGCCAGTCAGTCACCAACGTAGTGCAGGACTACTCAGCAGGTGCTGGCTTGCCCGACGTCATCATGGCTGTGCCGATGACAGCCGCCCCTGACCACACTCACAACATCGCCCTGACTTCCGCCGCTGCGGGAACTGATGCAGTGCATCGGAACGTGCAGCCTACCATTGTCACCAACATCTTCATCCATATCTGATGCCAAAGCTTCTCCTCGACCTCACCGCAGCTAAGGGCCTGAATTCAGGCTTCTTCCCATCGGCAGACCCTTCGGCAGGAATGCCTTGGAAGGATGGGAGGAACGCTTGGTTTAAGGAACTGGGGGTGGAGAAGATCCTGGGCAGGGTGAAGCAATTCAGCACGATAGCTGGCGGGCCGAAGGCTATCACCCAGGCCTTTGTAGAGGGGGAGAAGAGGATTTACTATGAAGACGGCGCCAATATCTACTACTGGAACGGAGTGGATCAAACCGCTATCGACTCCCTTTCCCCAGGTGGAACCTACTGGCTGGAGCCCTTCGGCAATTTCCTCCTGGTTACAGATGGCATCACCCAGCCAAGAATTTGGCGAAACACTGGCGCCTTTGTCCCTATTGGCGTCGGGCAGTTTTCCCGCGCGAAGATACTTAAGAAGCTTGGCGAGCACGTCATTGCTTACTCCACTGACGTCTATCCTGCCGGGATGCATTGGAGCGATACCTCTAACCCAGAGCAGTGGGACCCAGCGCCGGAAGATAGCCGGGCTAACTTCCTCCCCTTCCGGGACCTGGACTCGGAAGTCATGGCAGTTGCCAATCTCGGAGCCACTCACGCGGTTTACTCCCGAGAAGCCATGCAGATCGTACAATTCATCGGAGGAGATGAAGTATTCGGCAGGCCCACCCAAGGACTGCAAGGAGTGGGTGCGGTCGGAACTCGGAGTGTTGTATCGCTCGATCGATTCAACTTTGGAATTGGGAAGGGTGGGGTGTACCAGACGGATGGGACTTCTGTCGTTTATGTAGACAGGCCAGCGGTGGATAGCTTCCTGCAAGAGAGCGTGGATTGGAGTAAGGGGGAGGAAGTTGTTGGCTACCATGATGAGCGGCTGAAGATGGTGGTCTGGAGCCTGCCCTTGGCAGCGGGAGGAACGGTTAACCTGGGGATTGACGCAGCGCGGAACCTGGGGTCAGCTGATAAGCAGATTACCTTCATCGGGGATAGCTTCTCTGCAGCGGCCGAGCGAGTCGTGTTCGATAATCCTATCATCGGCATGCCAGACGGCGTTTATTTCGCTTCTGTCCCAGGGACCAAGATGCCGGATATTGTCCTGGCCTCTCATCTCTACTCCCCCGATCCAGCCTTCTACACCCTCTGGGACTTCCTTCTGGTGGGAGGAACCATCCCAGTTGGGGAGGTCCGCTTCGGCTTCACTGACACTCCCACCATGGCTAGCCTGGAATGGACCCCCTGGCTTCCCTTAACCCCTCGCGTTCCGATCCCTTTCCGGGAGAGTATCTACATAGCAATGGAACTGCAGGTTTTAGAGGATATTAGGATTACCAGCCTTAAACTCTACGGCGAAACGGCAGGGCCAGTTCTATGACGATTGCCTGGCCAAGGTATGGAGGGGATACGCAGTCCTGGGCTGGACGGCTCCTCTTTGCCTTGGAACAGCAGCAGACAGAACAGCAGGCTCTGGCGAATAGGGTGAGCCAGCTGGAAGTGGCAGCTGGGGATATTGGGCTCGAGTTCCCGATCCGGGTGGACCTGGGTGGGACAGGGGCAAGCTCACCAGCGGCGGCGCAGGTGAACCTGGAGCTTCGGCCTGGGGCGGATGTGCAGGCTTTCAGCCCAGTGCTGCTAAGCCTAGCAGGGCAGGCAGGGGCCAGTGATACCTTCCCCTACTACTCCAACGTTAACACCTTCTCCACCACTCCGCTGACTGCGAAAGGGAGGGAGATCCTCAGCCAGAACGATGCAGCGGGAGTTATCTCCGCCCTCGGCCTTGGCACCATGGCGCTGCAGAACGCTAATGCAGTTGCTATAACCGGAGGGAGTGGACTTTTCCGAACCCTTCAACTCCAGGATGAGGTTGACGGTGCGGCCAGCGTAGGGTTCTTCAACACCTACCCGCATATGACAGGGCGAATGGAGTTGGACCTGGTTGCCAATGGGGTGACTGGGAGGTTGGTAGCCAATGGGGTGGGGGCCTTCTACATCCAGTCCTCCCACACCATATACTTCACGTCGAATAACATTGCTGTCATGCAGATGAATATCGACGGGTCGAGTCTCTTCTCTGGAATAGTTCGCGGGATCACGGCAGCGCCTGGAACTGCAGATACCCGCTTTGCGACTACCGCTTTCGTAGCAGCTGGGTTCCAGCCTTTAGATGCGGAGCTTAGCGCCTTAGCCGGGCTGGTTAGTGCAGCGAACCAATTCCCGTACTTCACCGGGGCAGGAACAGCTACGCTGGCGCCTTCTACTGCCTTCGGCAGGGGAATGCTGAACCTGGCTGATGCAGCGGCAGGCCGGACAGCTTTCGCCCTGGGCACGATTGCAACTCAAAACGCGAACGCAGTTGCAATCACCGGTGGTGCTATTGACAATACCCCTATCGGTCAGACGACTCCAGCGCTAATCAGCGCTTCTGGCTACAGCATTGGAGCTAACTTTGTAGTCGTCTCTACCGGTGGCTATCATGCTCTTCGAGATATAGGTGGAACCAACGCTATTCTCCTCGGCAATGGAGACACAACCAACTACTACCAGAACACCACCCATTCCTTCCTGCAAAGGAGCGGGGGTGGAACGGCCTTTGCTAACTTGAATGCCTCCCGCTTGGACCTCGCTGCGAATGAGATCAGAGTGGGCGGAGACATCGGCGGAGCAGCTTCACGCAACACTCTCACAGGGGCGGCCAACACCTCAGCTAACAGCACTGGAGTTGGCACGGTTAAGCTGAAGGGGGCAACCAATCGGGACTCGGTCGGCTTCATCAAGATGTACGTCGGCACGACTGCCATCTGGCTCCCCTACTGGACAACGATAACAGGATGAAGATAGAATTCCTCCCTCTTTCCCAGATGTCCTCCCTTGAGGAGAACGATGTTAAGTGGCTAGTTATAGCCGGTGAAAAGCTGGTCAGCCCGCTGGAGTGGGTGCAGAAGGCCCTAGCAGGGGAATGTGCTATTCATCGTATCTCTGGCGAGGCAGAAGGGATCATAGTTCTGGCTAAGATAGGAGATGAACTCCATGTGGAGGGGTTCGCAGGGAAAGGGCTAATCAAACATTTTCCTGAAGCCTATCGCCAGATTCGTTTAATCGCCGCCTCTTGCGGGGCAAGTAAGATAGTTGGCTGGGTGCACAGGAAGGGTATCGAGAAGCTGTATCGAACCCATACCAAGGGAAAACCAGGGCCGACTCTGTGGAGCGAGGAGATCTGAAATGAGCCCCAAGACCACGACGCAGAACCAGCGACAGAACACTTCTGTCACTCCTTACGGTCCGGCTGCGGAATACTTCCCAGACCTCTACGCTCGAGGCGCTGCGGCGGTTGATGCGACGAACTCAACTCCTTTCGGAGGAGACTACTTCGCCGCGCCTACTGTCGCCCAGCGGACTGGCGTGGATATGCTGAAGACCGCAGCAGGGGGAATGGATGCTGGAGTGCCTAGCCTCAGGGCTATGGCGGATAGGATAGCTGGCGGGGAATTCCTAGATGTGGCGAATAACCCGCTCTTTAGGAATGCTGCAAGCGCAGCGGTGGCTCCAATTACTACAGAGCTGAATGAAAGATGGCTGCCTGCTATTCATGATAGAGGCATTGCCACCGGGGCCTATGGCGGCGGGGCTCAGGACAAGGCGGAAGAGCGCGCCATTCGTACCGCTACTGAGGCGGCTGGTCGAGCCACTACCGGCCTAGCCTCTTCCTACTACGGGATCGGAGCTGGTATGACCCCCTACGCTGCACCAATGTATGCAGCGGCGAATGAGCTGGCCAAGCAACCGGCGATGACCACTGGTCTGGCTGGGACGCAAGAGCAGCAGTGGGACCAGACGGTGCTGGATAATGAGCTGAAGAAGTGGCAAGGGAATCAAATCAGTCCTTGGGCTGGCTTGAATGAGTTCGCCAACCTTCTCACCGCTGGTGGGTTCAGGAACTCCAACATGACCGGAGTCACCGAGACCACCACCCCTGCACCGGATATGGCTACCATGCTACTGCAAGGCGGTCTTGGCGGGCTAAGCCTCCTTTCCGGCGGGGCTACCGCCCTACCAGGCATCATCTCCGCAGGGAAGACCCTGGGAAGTATCTTCACTAAGTAAGGAGCATCCCCATGCCAACCCTCCTCGAACAACTCCAGGCGAAAGAGCCTGGGAAGTATCGCCCGCTTACCTGGAGAGACCTGGGGAGCATCTTCACGGGCGGGGCTGACTATCAGCAATGGCAGGCGGACCCGGCCCAGGGGCCTGTGGCACCGATTAGCCCCCTTATGGCAGGAGCCCCGCTCACAGCGCCAGGAGCTCCGGGGAAAGCTTGGGCAGGTGCAGCGCAGGGACTTTTCCCGGCTCAGGTGCCAGGGAGTGAGATGTTCCCGCCAGTCCCGGATGGGAACCCTATCAACAATTTCCTTCGGAGCCTGGCCTCCAGCACCCTGAACATGCCGCAGAACGTCTACGCAGCGGCGAACTATATCAACCCGCTGGTGGGCAAGCCGGCTGCTCCAGCACCTGCTCCGGCTGATCCTGCGGCGCTAGGTGGGGTGCCAGCGGTTCCCAGAACCGGCTTTCGGGCGAGTGGTCCAGGGGCTCCGCAGAGTTACTCCATTCCCCTTGGAGGGGCGAAGCCTCCGGCAGGCCGTACCCCTGGGTTCCAGCGCTATCTTACCAACTTCGAAGGGACGGGGGATAACCCAAGGTCTACTGCTAGCGGGCCAGGGCAATTCGTTGACGGTACCTTTGAGATGTTTCTCAAGGACCGCTACCCGGACCTGCACGAACAAGTTACTTCTTCCAGCGGAAGAGATCGGAAAGCATTGAATAGATCGCTGAAGAAGGATCTTGGAGAAGAGGCGACAGATTGGTATAGGGAGTATAACAGGGGCCAGCTGGCAGCTGCGGACCTGCCGGTCGATGATGTGACCCTCTCCCTGAGCCACTTCCTCGGGCCAGATGGAGCGAAGAAACTCCTGAGAGCCAACCCTAACACTCCGGTCTCGGAACTCCTCTCAGCTGACGCAATCAGGTCCAATCCAGAGGTGCTGAGCGGACGGAACGTTGGCCAGGTGATTGACCATATGCGGAGGGTTACGGATACCTCCGCTACCCCTCGCCCGCCGGAACTCCCACGGCCGCCCTCCCAGGCGGTTCCAGGGCAGCTGGATTATTCTGCCACTCGGGGTTGGCTGGACAAGGCCGCGCCGAAGCCCTTGGATCAGAGGGCGCTGGAGACCATGCTGACCAATGATGTGCTGAGCCGGGCTGCGGCTGGAGCAGGTGGGGTGGATGCCACCAGGCCAGGGAGTTTCGCTTCTGCCTTAGCTGGGGCTGGTGCAGGCGCAGCACAGGGCGCCACAGAGGGAACCAAGTTCAACTTTAAGCAGCAGCTGGAACACGAGGCCGCTCAGCGGAATTACGCTACGACTCGCGCGGGGAACGAGCAGCACATCACCGAGACCCAAGGCCGACAGCAGCAGCTGATCGACGAGGTCTCCTTCCAAAATGCGAAGCGGACCTACGAAAATACTGTGCAGAATATGGAGAACGAATACAAGTGGAAGGTGGGGGAGAGGTCCGCCCTCATGCCGCAGATCAAGTCTGACACCAACGGCCTCACCATCCAGCAGTACGATCCTAGCACCAACTCGATGAAGCTCACAGTCCATCCGAAGAGCATCTTCGACAAGGCAGAGGACTTGAAGAACATGGCTACGGCCATGAACTTGCTGGACCCTTCCGGTATTCCCGCTCAGAGCATCGAGCTGGACTCGATCATGAAGTCTGCTGGGGGGAGCCCCGAGGCCGCGATGGCCCTGGTCCGTCAGCAGGCTATTCGCCATGCGGTGAGGAGTGGGAATGGGAGGCTATTTGGCCCGGACTTTGACAAGTTCCAGAAAGATGCTATCCAGCAGCTGAACCGAAGTGCCCCTGGCATGAAGCCGGAGGATCAGCTGAGGGAAGTGAACAACATCGTCGCCTCGAGTATCTTTAATAAGCTCCAAGCCAATCCAGCGCAGTGGCAACAGGCGCTGAACCTTCTGGCGAGGAGTGGGAACTTGGCAGCCCAGCTCTCTATAGGAGCACAAGGTGGCAGATAATACCCCATTCGACTTTCAGCCCCTTACTCCAGGCTCTGGCGCCTATGAGTGGGTGACAGGGTTCCTGCAGAGTACGGCGGAAAGTATCCCAGAGATGATTGGGATTACTCCCTCTACCGATACTCTTACCTATCGGCAGGACAATCCGGTGGGAGGGTTTCTCTCGGAAGTCGCTGGCATGGCGGTGCCTTACACCGGCTGGTTCAAGGCGACGAAGGCGCTCAGTCGATTTGATAAGGCAGTGGAGTCGATAGGTGACATCAGCAAGAGGCCTTTCATCACCGGAGCTACTCAGGAAGCAGCGCGCTTTGCGCCGCTTGAGGCTGGCAGGTTGGCTGTCTCGCAGGTGGCGGGGGATAAGTCGTTTGGGGATATGCTCGGGGAGACGACACTTAATCTGGCCATTGGGAGTGGCATTGGAGGGGTGCTACACGGCATTGCTGCAGCTGGGACTAGGGAGGCTAAACTGCCGAGCCTTTTCCCAGGCCTGGACATTGCTTCGCCGCTGCCTCTCCAGGCCCGCAAGATGGCGGAGATGATCTCTGACGGAACCCTCCAAGGGGAGGCAAAAGACCGGGCGATGATGGCCCTGAATGACACCCTGGTGAAGATCAGAGCGGAGACCCTTCCCTACTCCCAGAAGTACGTCGCCACCCTGGACAAGAACATCGAGCGGGAGGCCAACACCCCTGATCTGGAGAGGCAACTCAATCGGCTCTTCCATCCGAAGAGTGAGGAAGGAACAGTGCAGAGCCGGCGCTTCGCCCAGACCAGTGAGAATGGGTTCCTGACCGAAGCAGGCTGGAGGCAAGAGGCGAAGATCGCTGGCCTGCCAGATGGCTTCGAGCCTAATGGACAGTACTTCCGAACGATTAGCTTCAACCAGACCAAGGAGACTGCTCGGAACGCATCCTATGCGGTGGATGGGATGCTTGGGAAGAACATGCAGACTGTGGGAGACGGGTGGCTGTTGGCCAGGGAGGCCGACGATGGCATGTTCGTCCTGGCGAAGAAGTACCAGGGAGAACTCGGGAAGGGAACGCCGGAGGATAAGTGGCTCTTGCTCAAGACCGACCAGCCTGGAACCTTCATCTCAGACGCGAAGAAGTGGGCGGATGCTATTGTTCATAAGAACAGCTGGATACCGGAGAGCAAGCTGGCGGTGGACGGCGGGCAGGTTTATAATACGCTAAAGGCCTGGATGGAAGCCTTCCCGATAAGGAACTACCAAGCCCTGGGCTCCCCTTCGAAGGTAGGCCAGCTGGTGGATAAGCTTCGGCCGGAAGGGCTCCGAGGGCCGCAGAATGAATTCTCTGCCCGGCTGGGGGAGACTCTGAAAGAATACATGGCTCCGCGCATGCACCAGTTTAAGAAGAGCTGGCGCGGGAACTGGATCGTGAATGCTACCAAGGTAGCCTACGATGCAGCGGAGACCTTTACGCAGGAGCTGATGAACGGGGTGGTGAAGGTTCCGGTTGGGAAGAACCTCCTCTTTAAGAGCCTTTCAAATACCAGAGAAGGTGTTGGAACAGCTCCGGTGAGAGACCTGGTGAACGCGATCCCAGAGGAAACCTTCCAGAAGGAATTCCACTACATCTGGCGGAACCAGGTCCCGGTAGACGACCTGCCGAAGCTGCAGGCGGAAGGGAAAATCTCCCCAGAGGTGAGGCGTTTCGCGGAAGAGCTGGCGAAGATCGACCAGGTGGTTACTACCAGTATCAATAAGACGGAGCAGGCGGTTGGAAAGACTCCCACGAAGTGGATGCCTGGGCATTATGGGCTCAGCCGAACCTGGGAAGGGGATACCCGCATTCTCTTGGTTGATGAGGGCGGGGCTCTTCAGGGAATAGCATCAGGGGTCAATCGAAAGCTTGCTCAGAAGAATGCTAGCCAAATGCTGGCGGAGAACCCTACTTGGAAGCAGGGTGGGGAATTCTCGATCTCCGAGCCGAAGAGCTTCGAGCTCTACCGGCGGAGTGCCAATCCTGAGGTGGTGAACCCGAGCTTCCTGCTGGAACGCCAGGGGGTAAGAGGGTTCA